TCACCGGCGAGTGGCGCGTGGTGCCCCCCTTCAAGACTTGAGGGGGTGGGGGTGTGGGCTGGTTGTGGCGGTGGTTGCTGGGGCTGGTTAGGGCCAGCAACCGATCGCGAGGTGGGTGGGCTGGTGTTCGGTGAGGGCTGGTCGTTGGTGGTCTCTGCGGCCGTCTCCGCGTTGTTTGTTGCAGAGGCCGTGGAGGAGGCGGTCGGCGTGGGTGCCGCCGTTGGCGCGGGCGTGGCTGTGGTCGCCGGCGAGGCTGCCGGATGCTCGGTCGGTGCTGGTGGGGTTGTAGTCCCAGTTGCGGGTGCGGTCGAGGTACATCGGTCGTCCGCACCACCAGCACGGTGTGCCGTCGACGTGCGACGCCTTCAGGTGCTTGACCTGGTTCTTGTGTCGTTGGTCGAGTCCGCGTTGTTCGGGGTTGGGGCGTCGTGTTGGCATGGGCGCCTTCGAGTGTGGGGGCCGTCGCGGCGCGGCGTGCTGCGCAGTGGTTCGTTCCGTGGGGTCGGATCACCGGGGGAGGGTGTCACCGTTTGCATGTATGCCAGCCCAGCATCATGGGAGGTGTCGAAGGTGTGCGCGCACAGGGCCGCGCCGCGACGGGGAATGAAAAGAGGTGCTGGCCTTTTGGGCACAGCACCTCAACTTCACGATCTAGGATTCGGAGTTTCGTGCAGTTTGTCAAGCACCCAGTTCAGTGTGTTGCATTGTCCGGTTCGCTGGTGGTGTATGCGACGTGCACGTGTTCGTGGTAGCCGAGCTCGTCGAGGATGCGGATGATGTCGGCGACTTTCTCGGCTGGGAACTGTTCGCTGGTGACGGTTTTCAGGATGTCGTGCAGTGCGTCTCGTGCGGCTGTGTGGTCCTGGCGTTCGGTGCCCAGTTCGAGGTTCAGGGACTCGGTGACGCCCTGCAGCTTGGCCACCTGGGTTTCGAGTTCGGTCACCTACTCTCGGTTGGCGCGGGCGCGTTCGTCGGCGGCTACGCGTAGGCGGTCGGCCTGGTCTTTCTCGCGGCCGATGCGGTCGCGTTCGAGTTGCAGGGTGTCGACGAGTCGTTCGAGGTTGGCGATTTCCTGGTCGCGGTCGTGGATCTCGGTGCGGTGCACGTCGAGTAGCGCGCGCATGGTGGTGTCGGTCATCGTGTGCCTCGCATCGTGCGTTCCATGCATTCGGGGCAGACTTCGCCGTCGTCGCCGCTGTACCAGCCGAGCGGGGCGCCGGTGATGGCCTGCACTGGGTTGTAGTCGTTGACGTCGGTGAGGGTGCGTTCACGAGCGCAGAGGTCGCAGGTGGGAGTGGTGGCGGTCATGCGGTGCGGTCCTTTCGTCGGGCTTGCTGGATTCGGAGTCGGTAGAACACGTCGCCGGCGCGGTAGAGCTTCTGTCCGTCGCGGGTTTTGCCGCGGACGGCGAGGCGGTCTCGGCGGCGATACGCCATGTCGTGCACGGTTTTCGGTTTGATGTGCATGTTGAGGCGGTCGCGGACGACGTCGACGAGTTCGTTGGCGGTGAAGAACCGGGCTTCGAGTTCGTTGTCGACGAGGCTGCGCTGGTAGTCGGTGTCGACGGTGTGTTTGCATTGGCGGCAGGTGAGGGTGTCGCCGCCCCGTGACCACAGGGATTGGCCGCATTTCTCGCAGTAGCCGTGGAAGTGGGGGCGTACCGGGGTGTCGACGGCGTGGAACGCGGCCTTGTGGGCGGCGATGATGCTGGCGGCGATCAGGGTGGCGTTGTCGCACACCGCGAGTGATCGGATGTGCCGGGCCAGCCAGAGGGCGAGATAGGGGGAGCGGCGTTCGCCGGGCCAGGTGAGTCCGCGTTCGGTGCACACCGAGAGCACGGCCTCGCGGAGTGAGCCGTGCAGCTGGCGTGCGGCTTCGGCGGCGTCCTTGTCGAACGGCATGGGGCCTTCGCTGTCGGCTCGCTTTCCGGAGACGCGTTCGCTGTTGTCGCGGAATGCGGTGTCGCGGATCAGGGTTGCGTCGAGGTCTTCGGACAGCCAGGTGTGGATGTCGGTGAGCTTCTCGACGAGCTGGTCCTGGGCGTGGCGGTCGAGGCCCGGGTCGGTGCTGGGCTGGGTCATCGGGTGTGCCTCTCGTCAGCGTGGCGGGTGAATGCTCGGTCGCGTTCGACGCGCAGGTTCTCGGAGTAGACGGGGACCGCGGGCCGTTCGGGTTCGGGCGGGCGCGGGGGTGTGGGTATGCAGTCGCAGCCGTCGGCGGCGGCTGGCACTTCGAGATGGCAACGCGGGCAGACGGTCACAACTGCTCCTCGTCGTGGCCGTAGGACGTGATCAGGACGACGGGTTCGATCGAGTTGCGGCCGTCGTCGTCGCGAATCCACGTCGGGGTGCCGTCATCGCGGCGATCGACGTGGGCGCGGAGCAGATAGGCCGACGGGTCGTAGCCGTAGCCGTAGCCGTACTCGGCGTCGGTCGCGACGACGGTGCGCGGCGGCAGCGTGGACAGCTTCTCGATCAGTTCGGCGACGGTCACGCGTTCTCCTTCGGCCAGGTGACGGATGTGAGGCCGTTGTGTTGCCAGGTCTGCACGTCGAACGGCAGGGTCCATCCGGCGTGTAGGGCGCCCATGCCGGCGAGGGTGAGGGCGTCGGCTTCGTCGTGGTTGCGGATGCGTTGCTCGATGTGGGTGTCCCACTGGTCGCGGACAGCCGCCAGGACGCGCGCCTTGCGGTCCTTCGGGTCGAGGCCGCGCACGACCTTGCCGGTCGCCCACTTCTCGCGGGTCGCGGGGTTGACGACGGCGACCGGGATGCCGAGGGCGTCGAGCTGCGACACGATGCCGAACCACAGGACCCAGCGGTCGATGAGCGAGTGCTGCATCTTCATGTGGGCGGGCATCTCCTCGATCACGACGAGTTCGGTGTCGCGCGGGATGGCCTGCACGACGAACCTGGTCTGGGTGACGATGCGGCGGGACCGGTGTACCCACGACTTCGCGTCGGTTGACTGGTGCCCGACTGAACGCAGGGTGCGGACGTGAGCGACATCGTCGCCGTCGTAGCGGCCGAGGATCGCGATGCCGGTGCTGGTGAGGGATGGGTCGAGGCCGGTAATGCTCACAGGACACCGTCCGCCATACCATCGACCAGGCCGAAGAGGCGCCTGATACTCGACGAGTCCGGGTCGTTGAGGGTGATGGAGAACTCGTCGGTGGTGCGCGATCCGTCGAAGCTGAGCACGGTGTCATCCCCGCGGGGCCCGGGTTCGATGTCGGTGACGACTCCGTTGTAGACGCGGCCGCCGATCTCGTATCCGACTCGATCGCCGCGCTGGGGCTGGCGGCCCATGAAGTAGGGGGCGCCGTCGCGGATCCCGTTGACCCAGCGGTTGAGGATCTCCCGTTGCCAGGGCACGACGCCCACGGCGTCGAGGAGTCGGTCGACCGCGGTGCGCATCTCCCGGGGCGCGAGGAACGACAGGCCCCGGTCGTAGAACCACTGGTCGATCCGCGTGGTCGGGATGACGGCGCGGGAGCGCACGTAGTTGCCGCCGGGGCCGTCGACCTCGTGCCAGGTGACTAGGCCGCCGAGATCGTGCGGGCGGCCAGCGTAGACGTCGAGGGTGAGAGGACGCCGGTCGTCGTCAACGGTGTAGTGGGCGTGGTTGCCGGTGGCGGGATCGGTGACCAGTGGGGTCATTCCGGTGCGGCCGTCGACGAGCCGGACGATGAGGGACGTGCGGCCGGCTGGCCCGACCATGCTGCGGACGGCGCCGACTCCTTCGGTTTCGAAGGTGAACTCGTCCACGTTCTGGTGCGTGGTGAGGTCCAGACGCCACCAGCGAGCCGACCCGGTGCGGTAGTCGTCGGTGCGGTATGCGACCCAAGGCGCCGGGTTGAGCGGGTCGCGCATGACGGGCCACTGCATTTCGGGCGGGTACATCGTCGACGGGTCGACTACGGTGTCGCGCCACCGCGGGTCGATGGTCATGTCGGCGACGAGCTGCTGGCGCGAGCGGCGAAGGCGGCACCAGTCGCACTGGCACGTGTGCGCCTCGACCTGGGCGGCGGTCAGTGGGCCGATGAACTCGGATCCCGGACACAGGACCGCGGAGTCGTCGTCGGCGTAGCGGTAGTCGTCGAGGATGGCGCTGCTGGCGTATTCGGGTTCTTCGCCCCGGTCTTCGGCTTCGGCGGCGCGCTGCGCGTACTCGCGGCGCATCTCCTCCATGCGGGCGGTGATCGCGAGGCCGTGCCACGCCCGGTTGCAGTGTCCGCACCGCCGGTCGGCTGCGGCTGCGCGCTGGGCTTGCCCGTCCTCGCCGGCGTCAAGCTGGGCGTCGATCAGGGCGTCGATCTCGTCGACGACGTCGCGGCCGGTCATGACGGATCACTCACCGGGTCATTGCTGCCCCAGTCGACGACCTGGCCGGGCTGGGCACCGATGAGCTCGTCGCGGACGATCTTCACCGCGTCGTCGATGCCGGACAGCGCGAGGCCTTCGATGGCGAACGTGAGCAGCGCGCGCAGCACGTCGGCCGGCACATCGGCGGGGTCGGGCTTCGCGTAGTCGAGACGCCCGAACGACGGCAGCCGGTTGACGGTGACCGCCCACATCGGGATGTCGCTGGTGCGGGACTCCACTTCGACGACCACGGACTTCTTGTCGGTCACAGCGATCGAACCTCCTGCATGATGTCGGTTACGGCGTAGAACCGCATGTCGCACACCGGGCATACGGGTTGCGGGGTGTTCTTGGCGGTCAGGGTCTTGCGGATGTTGGTGGCGACGACGTCGATGCAGTGCTGGCAGAGCAGGGTGACGTGGTGGCCACACCCGGTGTCGGTCGCCGACTTCGGCGGGTGCATGACGACGCGGTAGGCGGCGGGCTGGGTGCAGATGACCTGCGGGCTGGCTGAGTCGCACGGGATGTGCGCGGCGAAGTCTGGCAGGTTCACGACGGGGTTCCTTTCGAGGCGAGCTGTTGGCGGACGAGGGCCATGCCGCGGGCAGCGCGGGCGGCGGTGTCGGGGTCGTGGTCGCAGACGCGGTTGCCTTGGTAGCCGCGCTCGTCGCAGAGGTCGCAGGCGTCGATGGCGGCGGCCCGGGCGGCGGCAGCGGCTTCACGCTCGGCGCGCTGGGCGTCGAGGCGCAGGCGGGCCTGCTCGGATTCCCAGGATTCGCGGGCTCGCCGCGCGTCAGCGCAGGCACCACACGCCGGCGGGTTGTCGACGTCGATGTGCTTGGGGCATCGAGGGGTTGGGGGCGTGTGTGGGTCGTGGTCGCCCTGGTGAGGTTCCCTACTTACGTAACCCTCTAAGGAGCTGGTTGTAGGAGCTGGAGAAGGAGCTGGTAGGGAGTTGACCCCCAAACCTTCGGGGTCGGTTTCGGGCAAACCCAGGGTGAAACCTTCGGGGTAACCCACCCCCAAACCCTGGGGTAAATCCTCGGGTAAACCTTGGGGGTAATCGTCGCTGAAAGCGTCCCGCAAATCGGCCGGGTCGATGCTCTCCCGGTCCAGCAGCGCGACGACCTTCGGTGTCTCCCAGGCCTTCAGATCGGGCTGCGACTGGTGCAGCCGCACCAGCTGGTGGATGACCACACCCCGCACCGTGGCCGATGCGACCGACGCGAACGCGTTGGCCATCGAGACACTCGTCTTCGGGTTACGCAGCAGCCCATCGTGTTTGATGAACGACCGCACCAACACCTCTTCGGTGTCCTCGTCGACCACGATGAACAGCCCGTCGATCAACTCGGCCGCCGCGATCCGCACCTGCGCTGTCGTCCACCCGCGGGCGCTCGCGGCGATGCGCCCCGGCCGCCAGTCGGCCACACCGCAATACGACAGAGTCGGGGACGTCAGCAGCGTGAAGTACAGGTGCTGTGCCGCCGGGGACAGTTTCCGGAAATCGTCGTCGGTCCAGATGTCGAGACGAATCTGGGCGTACTCACGCGCCACTCTGCGCCTCCTTGTTGTGTAGTCGGGTCGGGCACTCGGGGTGGTGCCCTTGTGCTTCGGGGTGCCACTCGCACCACAGGCACCGGCGGTAGCGGATGCGTTCGGCCGTCGACAGCACCCCCGGCATCGGCTTCATCTGGTCGGTCACGGGTGATCACTTTCGAGTAGTGGGGCGGCGAGCTGCTCGACGGTCAGTCCGGCGGCGCGGGCCTCGCCGTAGAGGAACGTGCACCGCTCGCGTAGTCGTCGGATCTCGGGGCCAAGGTCGTCCTGCACCCAGCGGCGTGTCCGAGCCGAGTCGTCCTCGGCGGCCTGGCGCAGCGCCTCGGCGACCCGCTGACGCTCCTGGGCCTGCCGGTACGACTTCGCGCGAAGCACCACGAACCCGTTGTCTTCGAGTAGCTTTCGTGCGTTGTCGATGTCGCTCACCCGTTCACCTCCTGGAACAGGTCGAGCTGGGCGGGCTGGTCGTGGTCGAGGGCTTCGAATGCGAGGTGTCGGAGGGCGTCGAGGTCCCGGGTGTCGGGGTGGTGGAATGTTGTCGCCTGGTCGCGGTAGGTGGCCGGCAGTTGGTCGGCCCACTTCTGCAGGCGGGTGAGGGTGATCGACACCTCGCGGTGCGGTGGGTCGAAGCGGAGCCGGGCGGGCTGGCCCTGGTGCGGTCCGTCGGTGAACCGGGCGACGACCTCGTAGCGGCACCAGGTGCCGATGAGCTTTCCGCCGTCGATGCGGTAGTTGCGGCCGAACCCGCCACCGCTCGATCGTGAGTCTCGGATGCGTTGCGCGCCGTCAGGGCTCGCGAGGCAGATCTCGACGAACCGCGGCCACTCGCGCAGGAGGTCGCGCTCGTCGTCGGTCAGAGCGACGGCCATGCTCGCCACCCCCGCCCCGTCACGGTGTTGTGCTCAACAGGTCGGGCGTTGCGCCAGAACATGATCGCGAACCCCGCGGCGAAGGCGAGGAACGCGGCGGCGGTGATCTTCACTGATCCCCCTCGTCGGCGTAGAGATTGGGCAGGGGTGACAGCCACGGCCCGAACACGTGCAGCCCAACGGTGATCGGGCTGCACGCGACGGCCAGCAGGCAGACGACGGCGCGGTCGAGGCGGTCACACATCGTCGGCTGTTCCTCGGTTTCGGTGTGCGGCCAGCCGCGCCAACCCCGCCACGGAGAGTCCTTCGACGACGAGCAGCGCCCAGGCGGCGACGAGCAGCCACGGCCCGCCGGTGAGGATTGCGAGCACGGCAACGATGAACAGAGCGGTGTCGGCGACGGCCAGCAACACGATGGTCATTGGTCAGATCGCCATCTCGACTTCGGCGGGGTCTGCAGTGACATCCACGCTCATCGGTTCGGGTGGGGTCCACCCAGCCTCGACGAGGAACTGGGCGATCTCCGTGCCGCGCTGGTAGTACGGCGTGATGGATGCGATGACGTCGACGTGCCGCCCGAGTTCGACGAGACTGTTGTATGCGGCCTGCGCGTCCTCGTACCGCTTTCGGTACTTGGCGGCCTGATTGCTGTGACCGTCAGCTTCGAGCTGGTCCATCGTCGCGTGCAGCCGATTGTGGTCGGGAATCGTGAACCGCTTCACTCGTCGTCCTTCTTCGAGTCGGAGAACTCGGGGCGAATCACTTTGCCGCCGTCGGCTTTCGTGTCGACGTCGTCGACGGCGCCCGGGGTGGTGTCGTTCTTGTCGTCGTCGGGTTCCTGGTTGATGTAGTCGCGCAGGAACGCGGTGACGACGTCGTCGAGGACTTCGCCCTTCTCGAACGCTGCGTCCTTCGCGGTCTCCCACAACCGCTGGTCCGACACGAAGTCGAACAGGCCCTTCGGCTTGTCGTCGACGATCGGGACGCGGCCGCGTTCGTAGATCGAGTCGGCGTCGATGAGGTGCACGAGGCGGTCCTCGCCGTCGGCGGCGGTCTTGTCCTGCACCTCGTAGCAGGTGCCCTTCACGATCAGTGTGATGCTGTCGTGTTTGGCCGGCGGGTTCGGGAGCTTCAGCCCGTTCACGCGGATCTTGATATATGCCTCGTCGCCGGTGTCCTGGTCGGGACCTGCGGTGGTGGAGGGCAGTTGGGGTGGCGGTTCGGTGGCGAGTGCCATGGGGGATCAGCCTTTCGGGGCGGTGGTGGTGAGTAGGTGGCCGAGTTTCTTGGCGACCTGGTCGGCGATCTGGTCGGACAGGTTGCCCATCACGAATTCGAGTTGTTGTTCGAGGGCGTCGGCGATCGCGAGGGTGGCGTGCACCTGTGCCTGGGCGGCGACGAGCTGGGCGTGACCGTCGGACATGAGCTCATCGGAGCGGGCCACGAGGCGCGTAGCCTGCTCGCGGTGGCCGGCCATCAGAGCAGCCCGCGGTCGTCGATGGTGCCGTCGGCCTTGTGCACGATGAGACGCACCGCGGCCGAGCTGATCGCGGTGAGGAACCGGCGTGCCGCCACGGTGGCGTCGTCGCGGCGCCGGTAGCCGTCCGGGCCGGACCGGGCTTGCACCACCTGGCCGTTGGGGGACAGGACTTTCCAGTGCCAGCGCCCGGACTTCGTCGAGTAGACGACGAGGTCGCGATCGGGACGAGACTTGCTGCGGCGCGGGGTCACTGCGCTGGCAATGTCGGGCGGCGTCGGGTTCTCGATGGTAACGATCGGTGCGGTCATGGGCTGGTGCTCCTCTCAGTTGGCCGACTCGGCGAGTAGCGCCGCGACGGTGTCGACGAGCACCTGGTCTCCGGTGCCCGAGTTCTTGCCCTCGGCGACGAGCTGTTCGAGGGTCGTGATGACGTGATCGGCCTGATCGCTGGTCAGCACCGAGTTCGGTTCGCGGTTGGGCAGCAGCGAATTGACGACTGTCAGGCGGTCGTTCTTCGCGTCCTTGGCCAGCCCGGCGCGTTCGAACAGGGCGTTCAGCTTGCGGTTCTGCGCGCTGGTCGGCTTCGCAGGTGCCGCCTCCTCGGTGGGAACCTGCTCGGGTTCCGGGGCGGGAGCCTCGTCGACGACCTCGGCATCCTGTGTGTCGGTGTCCTCGTCGACGCCGAGCGCCGCGGCCAGACCCGACGTGCCGCGCCCGCCGGCCTTCGTCGGCTGCTCGTCGACGACGTTCGAGTCGATGACGGTGTGGGCGGCGTCCTCGAACACCACACCCGAGAACGTCTCGGGGAACGCGTGCCGCCACGCCGCGGCCTCCGCACACTTGGCGAGCTGGTTGGCCGGCATCTTCTTCCACATCGAGTTCGGCGACCCGTCGCGGTTGGTCTGCACGTACTCGGCGTAGTTCGCGACGCCGACGTGCCGTTCGCCGTCCCGGACGATCGTGAACTTCGCGGCCTGCGGCGGATGGTTCGGGTCAAGCCAGACGTCGACCCAGTCAGTGCCGTTGTGCCAGTAGGGGCCATCCTGGTCGAGCTTGATACCGAGGGCATTCACCACGCGGCGACCGCCGAGCCGGTAGCCGTCGATGCCGACCTGAATCGTCCACTTCGTCTCCCACCGTTCGGGTTCCCCGCGGTAGCCGCCGGTCTTGGTCTTGCGGCCGATCATGTAGATCTGCTTGGCGAACGGGTCGAGGCCGGTGCGCTTGGCCTGGTGGAAGAACACCTGCAGATCGCCGGGGGAGGCGTCCTGCACGCCGAGCTGCGCGAGGGCGGCGACCTGCGCCTCGGTGAACTCGGACTGGCCCGGCGCGATGGCGAGCTCGGAGGTGGGCTGCTTCGCGACGGTGCCCTTGCTGGTGGCCATTTCGGTGCTGGTCATGCTGCGTTGGTCTCCTTCGTGGTGATGCTGTTCGGGTCGGTCTTGCTGATCGGGTAGAGGGACACGGCGCCGCGGCTGCCGGGCTGGCGGCGCGCGACCTTCTGCTCGGGATCACCTGCAACGGCATGCTGGGCGTTGCCCATGGCGTCGAGGACCCGGGTCTTGAGTCCGCGATGCTGTTTGGTGAGGGTCTTGAGCTCGGCGTCGGCGAGGAGGAACTCGCGGGCGAGGACCGGGTCGAGGACCGCGGTTGACCCGTCGATGTCGGGGTGCAGCGCCTTCACCGTCTCGTAGGTCGACACCGAATCGTCGAGTGCCGGTGGCGGTGTGGCGGCGACGATCGTGGGCCACATCTGCGCGACCCGGGAGAACATGGCGGCGGCGAGACGCGGCTGGTACTCGACGTGGTAGATCTTCGGCTTGCCGTACTGGAACCACACGACGATGTCGGCGGGTTCGTCGGTCCACCCGGTGATGTGCTGCTGCGCGATCACCTGGGCGGCGTAGTCGGCCGGCACCTCACCGGACCCGTCGTCGCCCCACTCCTCTTTGTCGCGAGCGGTTTTCACCTCGACGACCTTGCGGGTGCGGCCCCGGGAGGCGCGCAGGTCGAGGGTCGCGAGGTTCGGGAACGGCAGCGTGTCGTCGCGGTAGGCGACTTCCCCGCGCGACAGCCGCCACCCGGGGTTCTTGTACAGCCAGTACTCGCGGGCGGCGAGCTCGCAGGCGTGGCCGTAGTCGAAGTCGTCCTGCCGCGGTTCGGAGATCGGTTCGGGATCGAACAGGCCGGCCATCTCGTGCCACACCGTGTACTGCGACTTGAACCGGGAGACACCCAACAGCGCCGGGATCTTCGACGGCGACACCACTTTCCGCCACTCGGGCGTGCCCGGTGCCGGCGGGTTCTTCACCTCGACCGCGGTCACAGCGCCACCACCGACAGGAGGAGGTCGGACACCTGGCGGAGCGGTCGCCGACATCCGTCGCAGACGAGTCCGCCATGGCTGTCGCGAAGGTCTGCTTCGAACATCTCGCGCAGTTCCGTGAGGTGTTCGTCGCACATGATCACGGTGTGGGTGGAGCACATCGGGTCCTGCGCTGAGCGGTAACCGTGGGCCCGGACTCGCCACACAGCAGGGTTGTCGCAGCGATGGCGGTGCCCCTCGGTGCAGAGGAACTCGATGTCGCAGGCGACGACGGCGTCGAAGTCGGGGAGTGCGGCGTCGATCGCGTCGGGATGGATAGCGGGTGCGGTCATCTCGGCACCACCCCTGCTGCCGAGATCGCTTCGCGGCGCGTCTTGCCGGACTGTTCGGCGTCGAGGACCCGGTCGAGCCATGCCGCGCGGGCGACGTCGCGTGGGGTGGCCCAGTGGTGGTTGAGCGACCGCAGCAACGCGGACGCCGTAGCGACGTTCCACGCGAGGCCGCGTTCGAGGGCCGGGCCGAGTTCGAGGATCTCAGCGATCATCGTGTTGGGCTGGCCGCCGACGATGTGCGGTGCCTTCCCGCCGTAGGCTCCGGAAACCGTTGCGGCCCGATCGGGGTCGGCGTTCGCGAGATCAACGGTGCGGCTGACGATGTTGGTCAGGGTCTGGCCCATCACTCGGCCCTCGCTCGCGCCTCGACCTGGCCGAGGGTGTAGGCGTCGTTGTACTTGCGGGAGCAGCCACGTGGCGGCCGACCATCGAGGGCATCCTCGAACCCGTCGATCTCGCCGAACGGGGCGCTCTCTCGCACCTGGTCGACAAACTCGGCGAGGTCAGCGAACGGCACGATCACCTCGGCGTGGTCGGCGAGCGCACCGAGGTCGACCACGGCGCGGATACGCGTGCCGCGCTCGTGGTTTTCGAGGGTCACTGTGGTGAGGGCGGTCGGCCGCTGCGCCGCGACGTTCGTCCACACGCCGCCGTTGCCGAACTCGACGTCGGCCTTCGTGTCGACGAGGACATCCTGGGCGGTCATCGTGCGGCTCGAATCCGGTTGACGCGCCGGGACTTGCGGGCGACGCGGTTCTTCGCGCGGCGACGCTCGGTGCGAGCGATGCGTGGGTCCGGCACGACCTCGGTGGTGCCGTCGCGGTGGGTGACGACCTGGTCGTCGGCGTACCCCTGGTAGACGCCCTGCACCATGCAGTAGCCGCGGCCCGGGATGTAGGCGGGCTTCGTCATGCCGTGCAGGACCGCCTCTTCGTACGGGGTGAGGTCGCGGTAGTCGTCGCGCTCGGCGAACTGGCTGCGGTCTTCGGTCGTGGTCTGCTCGTTCATCGGGTTGTCTCAGCTTTCGGGTAGTCGATGCAGATGACGTTGTTGGCGGGTACCTCGGTGCGGGTGCCGTCGTCCTTGTGGACGACGACCCACGCGCCGTCGCGGAGCACCTCGCCGCCGACCTGCACGGCGCGCGGTTCTTGGGTGCGGTTGTCGATGTCCTCGTAGCGAACTCGGCCGAAACTCATCGGCGGCCTTTCTGTCGGGCGCCGCGCGCTCGGGCGCGACGTCGGAATGAATCCGCCTCGGGGCATGACGCCCAGTGCGGGGAGTAGACGGGGACGCCGGCAGCGCGCATGCCTGCCGCCTGGCCGGGCCGCACAACCGTTGCGCGCGGCAGCTTCTCGCCGGATTGCAGCGGCGCGACCGAGAGGTTGCCGTCCGAACGCGCCTTGTGGTCGACGGGGATCGACCGGCCGTCGCGCGTGACCGCGAAGAAGATGAGCGCCGAGCATCCACGGCACCGCTTCACCTGCCCGGGCCCGGGCACGAACACGGTCGCGTCGAAGTGGTTCACCGCTCGTCGCCGCCCCGGTTGCCGGTGTAGACGACGTACAGCTCGGTGCCGCTACCGCGGGTGGCGGTGTCGAACCCCAGCCCGAATCCGCCTCGCCCGGTGTCGATGTAGCTGACGAGCGTGCGAACCTGCAGATCCTCGGAACCGGCCGCGTTGTAGCGCACCCACTGGCCCGGGTGTGCCTTGCAGAACGCGATGAGTTCCTGGCGTACCTGCGGGATTCCGCGGTTGTTCGGTGACGGGGGCGGTGTCGCGACCTCGAACGCCGGCCGTCCGGACGCGATGCGCAGCGCGGTGCGCTGGGCGGGGGTCCTCGGTTCGGGGATGGGTTCGTGCTCGAACTCGTCGGGTTCCGGTTCGCCTCGCAACTCGGCCCGGCGGGCGCGTCGTTCCTCGGCAGCCCAACGCTGCTGGTCGATCTCGGCGATGCTCATGGCGTCACCTCGTCGAGGTCGTGGCGGCCGACGAGGTAGACGAACTCGACGGCGTCGTCATGCCCGAATTCGAGGTGAAGTGTTGGGATTCCGTCCTGGCACGCCCGGTAGTAGGCGGCGTGATCGACGACCGTCCATGACCAACCGTCAGGGCAGGGCATTGTTTCGGCGGACACGAGGAACTCGGTGCGGATCCGCTCACCAACGGGTGCCGTCGCGACCTCGATCAGCTTCTCGTAACGGCCGGAAGCCTCGTAGAGAACGTGCGCGACACCGTGGTGTCCCGCGTCGGCGTGCTTGCCTGCCCACTCACGCAGCTCGTCAGGAGCGACGGCCACCTTGACCGTGATGCGCTCGCTCATCGGTCCCAGTCCTCACGGTTCAGGCGGTCGAGGGCGCGGTCGAGGACTTCGAGGAGGTCGCCGCGTTCGGTGAGGCGTTCACCGCTGCGCTGGTTGGTGATCGCGACTCGAAGCGCGGGCCGACCCACGTGCGAGGTCTGCACGATTGCGACATCGACGCCCTTGCGGGCACACGCGTCGCCGAGTTGCTCGATGGCCCGGCCGACGGCCTCACGCTGGTCGCGCGCCTTCGTCGACGTCGCCGCGACCTTCACGCTCTCGGCGATGCCCTGGTAGCGGTCGGAGGCGCTCACCGGGTCACCGCCGCGGAGATGTAGTCGCGGGCCGTCTGCAGCGCGGCGACGAAATCGTCATCGTGGTAGCGGCTCACCGACAGCGTCGAACCCTCGTCGCGCTGGTCGAACGTGCCGACGGTCAGCATGTGGTCGGAGTCGTAGTCGCCGGTGCGGTACTCGGGGAACTGGTCGGAGGGCAAGCCAACGACCGTGACCGCGGTGAAGTGCCCGCCATCTGGGTTAGGGGCGACCGTCATCAGGACGGTGATTCGGGGATCCTGCGCGCAGATCGCGCGGATCAGTTCGAGGACGTCGGGATTCATCGGGCTCCGCCCCTCAGTTCGGCCGGCGAGATCGGACGGAAAGTGCGGGTGGTGAGATCGGTCGCCGGGTCGTACTCGGAGGACACGATCCGGTAGAGGGCGCCGTGCATGTCGGGGCCGAGGATCTGCTCGGGATCGAACGCGGTGCAGTCGCCGCGATACTTCATGGTGTTGCTCACTGGTCGACCTCGACAATCTCGCCCTTACGGACGGTCAACGCGTCGATGTCGTCCCGGGCGAACGCCCCGCGCGACAGGTCATACAGCGTGTATCCGCCGGCACCTATGCAGCAGGCGAGGACGAAACAGAACCCCGCGTTACGGAATACGAATTCGATGAACATGGGCTGGTCCCTTCTGAGGGTGGGTAACCCGTCGCCCGGCCTTCCCCGTGCGATGAACACGGCCGGGCGACGGGGGTCTATGCGGTGTTGGCGAAACGAGATCGACGAAAGATCTGCGCGACGCGTGTTCGCGTCTGAGCGGTCGGCTCGGGCCACTTCTCGACCTCCGCCCGCAACGCCTCTTCGACATCGGGGTTCGCGTTGCCCGGGGCGAGAGGCCAGCGGGCGGGGTCGTAACTCATGCGGTCGCGCGCTCCTTCGGTGATGTGCGGACGTTTTGTCCGCAGTCTGCGGATTCGTTGAACACGAAAAGGAGCTCGAGGGGCACCTCGAGGGCCTCCGCGATGCGGGTGGCGAGTTGGGGGGTGCACGTCGACTTGCGTCCCGCGCAGAGGTGGCTGATGAAACTCTTCGAGCAGCCGGAGTAGCGGCCGAGGCGTTCCATCGAGAAGTTGCGTTGCCGCATCAGCGCTTTGAGGGTTTCGGCTGATGTGAGTCGCATCCAGCTACCTTTCGGCCAGCGTTTGTATGACGACATGAGTCTCTCCTGGTAGACGGGGTGGTGTCAATAGGCTGCGGATGATTCTTCCGCAGCAGGTAGACGCTCGTCAAGAAATTACAGCCCTGTAGTTCCGCAGCCTGCGGATATGAGGCACAATCCCCGGTAGTCATTGGTAGACGGCAGGTGCGACACGACACGCGTTAAGCGGTAGCCGGGTCGGTGAGCGCATCCGTTGAGGAACACGGAAGGCTGGCCGAGGCTCAACCCATGGGCGAACTTTGGACGATTATCCAAGAGCATCTCGACGCATACGGCGTTCGAGAAGCTGAGTTCGCGCGCCGAATCGGGTCCAGCCCCCAGACCGTCAACTCCTGGAAGAAGCGCGGAATCCGCAACCTGCCTGAACGGCGGTTGCTCCTCGCAGTCGCCGAGATCACCGGCCGGGACTATGCCGACGTCCTCGAGGCAGCTCTCACGGACGCCGATTACCTCGGAGACGACCTCCCAGCGGCTGCTCGCCGCGGCATCGGGAAAACGAGGGGTGAGCGAGTTCGCGACGAATTCGGGGCACTTGGTGAGGAATCACAGGACAGTGAGGGAGAAAGCTGATGCCCAGTTACGGCATCCGGTTCTACAAGGTCGAGTTGTTTAACGGCAACAAGCAAACTCCGTTGTCATTCATCGAGGAAGACGGCGGCAAGTCCTGGCGATACGGTGAGCACCTCGCGACAGTTCTCGAGCGGTTCAAGGAGAATCAGGTTCGGGGGTTCCCGCGATCACAGACACCCGACGGAGAGTCGGTGGACCAAATCCGCAAGAAGACGGCGATGGTCTTCAACGCTGTCGATCGTAGAGGTCCGAACACGGTGGTGGCCGAGTACCGCGTGGGAAGATCCGACGATTTCGATAGAGCGTATCCGGCCCCCGACCTCGAGACATCCGACTATCTCGAGCTAAACGGCTATGCGCCGGCTCGGCCCTACCGTGCCGTCCTCATGGTTCCACCTGAGGGCGAGGTCGGAATGCTGGCTGTGGAAGCGATCGGGAGGACATGTCCCTACGAGTTCTTCACGAAGTGGGCGACGAAGTGGTCCCGGGATTACCAAGCCGAACTCGACTCGTCTGACCCACTCGACGACGACAAGGTTCGGGCCTGGTGGCGGCTGAAGCCGACGCCGCTCGGCAGCAAGTCCCAACTGGTGGACTTCATCAAAGGTGGCACTATCGAGGAACTGATCCTCATCAACCACTACATCGACAAGACGCGCAACGAGCGGCAAGAGAGGTTCCGAGTCAAGGCCAAGGTTCGTACCGGTCAGAGACCATGGGCCAAGAAGCGGCTCAACGAGGTGTTCGAGGTCGACTCGGACGAGGTCTTCGCCCGGCAACTTGCTGAGAACTTCGGAAACTCGGTCGAGCACCTCGACATAGATGATGGGTACGTGGTGGTGAGGACTGAAGCTGGCGTGAAGAACATCAGCCCCTCGCGCATGCCAGAGGTTTTCACTTACCCAGTGTCCGATGACCGTCCTACAATGGAAGAGTTCCTGACCGCGGTGAAGCGCCACGCGATACCGTTGGCCAAGGTTATCGACGCCCAGGTCGACTTCGACTCCTGGTGATGATTCACGAAGTGGGGATGATCCATGCGGTTTAACATCTTCCCACTGCTGAGGGGGCATTGGCGGGGTCTGACGGTCGTAAACAAGGTCGGGGAGCACGCTGGTGCCGATGTGCTCACCCGTCTTGCGCTGGTAGTACTCAGCAGCGGTGCTGCAGCGTGGGTGTGGTTCGCTGACGTCCGTTTCGCCGCCCCTGCCGCTCTGCTCAGTGGGTTCGCACTGTTGTCTGGCGTGCTCTTGTCCGTATTCGCGCAACTCGCGTCGATGCGGGTGCGTTTGACAGACGCTGAAAACACCTCAAACCGAAGGCGTGTACTGAAGGACTCACTAGACGAGTCCGTGGCTCATGTGTTGATCGCCGCCATCCTCGGTCTGGTCGCGTCCGTCACGATCGTGATCTCAATGGCGATGTACCGGCCTGAGTTGGTTGCGGCACCGAACCCGAAGGACCCTCCCGTACCAGTCGCAACCGATCCCGTGATCGCGGGTTGGCCGGCGGCAGTGGTTTCTGCAGTCGGCGTTTACGAAGTGCTGTTGCTGCTAATGATCATGGCTCGTCTCTACAGCGCGTACACGCGCGTCAACGACGTCTCCGACCTGTTGGATGGGCACAAGGCCCACAGGTAGATTACAGCCGTGTAGTTCCTGGTCACGACCCTTTTTGTCGGAGGGTGCGCATAGCGTCGTCGACCATGACGATTTATCACCCGTGGCGCGATGCGCGCCGCCGGGGTCATCTGGCGATCGAGTTCGTCGACGATCTACCCGCCGGTGTCCGTGGTCGGATCACCGGTGACACGATCGAGGTGAACCGCCACATGCTCGGTGACGAGCGGCGTTGCACGATCGCGCACGAGCTCGTACACGATGAGCGCCGTATCTTCCCGAGCGACCGCGTCCTCCGGGCGCGGGAGGAGCTGAGGGTCGAGCGGATTGCGGCGCGCCGGCTGATCGCGCTCGAGCGGCTCGTCGACGCGCTGGCGTGGACGCGACGCACTGAAGAGGTCGCCGAAGAGTTGTGGGTGGACGTTCCGATGCTCGTCACGCTGGTCCAGTCACTCACCGACCGGGAGCGCGACTGGATCGACGCCGAGCTCCGGGAGCGGGGTGTTGCGTGATCAGTCGCCGACGTAGCGTCGGTCGTACCGCCGCGCGACGCCGAGCTGTCGACGGACCGCCATCGGATCGCGCGTTGCGCGTCCGTGTCCGCGTCGCTTGTGGGGCTTGCACATTGCGCAGCCGCGCCAGGAACGGGACGGATGGTGGTTGGGCATGAATGCCTCCAGGAGGACTCCGCATACGAGCGAAGACCGCCACGTTACAGCACCGCGTGGGCTGTCGGTCGACGATCGAAGAATCCTCGACTTCGCCGCGCTCCGCTGGAACCACAGCGGCAACCAGGCCGACGCGGTCCGCACCGAGTTCGGTATGTCGGTCACTCGGTTCTGGCAGCGCGTGAACAACCTGCTCGACGACCCCGCGGCGCTCGAGCACGCACCGGCGCTCGTCAACCGGCTGCGGCGTTTGCGATCACGACGCCGCTGAGTCACAGCCAGGTGAGGCCGATGCCCTCACCGATCGGGACGTTCCGCCGGCCCTTCCCGACGCGGAAGATCTGGACGTCGACGAGCGCCCGGACGAGGTCACGGCGATCCCTCACCGCCAACGCGTCCCACCGCTCTCGCGCGCCGGCGCCGGCGATCTTCGCCACCGCGGGGGAATGCGCGAGCGCCCGTACCCGTCCCTCCGCCCGTTCGATCTGCGGGAGGAGTTTCGCTTCGATGCGCGCGAGGGCCGCCGGCGTCACCTCACCCTCGGCGGCCGCGTCGGTGAACGAGTCGAGCCGCTGCCGCAGCGCCCGGACCGCGTCGATCGCGGTCGCGTATTCGGCGTTGTCGGAGTCGATCTGCCCGACGAGGTCCTGCCCTTCGAGGCGCCGCATCACGGCCTCGGTCACGTAGTCGTCGACCGTCGTGACGAGGCGGGCGGCGCAGAACCCGTCCCGGCACGTGTACGTCTGGTTGCCGCGGCTCTTGATCCGCTTCACCGTCGCGCCGCACACCCCGCACCGCGCGATTCCCGCGAGCAACCACTGGGGCTCGGAACCGCGGTGGGTGAGGCGATGCGGATCGGCGAACATCGCCTTCAGCCGCTCATGCTCCTCCATGGTGACGAGCGGCTCCCACGTCGCCTGGCCGATCACCTCCCCGTTGGACCACCGCAGCCCCGCATAGGTGGGGGACTCGAGGATCTTGCGGAGCGTCACGGGAATCCACTTCGCCGGCGTGCCGTCGCGGCGCGGCCGAGGACCCGGTATCCCGCGGGCGTTGAAGTCGTGGCACACCGCGTAGAGCGCCTCCCCATTGAGCACACGCTGAACCGCCTCCCGGACGATGGGGGCGGTGTCGGGGTTCGGAACGCGGTCGAGGGACTGACCGGTGTGCGGGTCGCGGACGATCATGTACCCGTACGCCAGCTTGCCGTGCGGACGGCCGGCCGCCGCGTTGGCCCGCACCGACCGCAGGACTCGCTCCCGGGTCTGCTCGACTTCCTTCTCGGACAGCAGCGCGTCGAGACCGGTGGTGAAGCGGTCGTCCCCGCGGGTGAGGTCATGGGTCTTTCCCGCGTACGACCAGGGCACTCCCCGTTGCTCGCACAGCGTCCGCAGCTGCAGGTAGGCACCGAGGTCACGTTGGGCGCGCGACGCCTCCCACGTGACCAGCACATCTCCCGGCTGCAGAATCTCAGCGAGACGTCGGTACGCCGGGCGATCTCCGCGGGAGTAGCGCGACGCCCCACGGTCGTTGTCGACGAGCACCTCACCGACGTCCCAGCCGTTGGCGAAAGCTACTGCGCGACACTCGGATTCTTGTTCTTGCACGCTCCGTTCCCGCAGGTTCGGGTCGGATGACACTCGGCAGTAGATGATCGCTCGCACGAGCTGGACAGTACAGTCCCTATCTGACAGTTTCAGGTGAAACCGCAACATTGGGAGATGTTTCTCAGGCGTACGTCACCGGACACGCCGTCAGCGCTGGGCGAGCCTGTTCACGAGCTCGATGAACTTCAACGCGTCGGCCTCACCGACGCCGAGCCCGGACATGGTGTAGCCGTTCGGCCAGGTGACGTCGACATAGATGTTCTGGGCCGTGACGCCCATGGCACTTCCGACCGCCGCGCCCTTCCACTCGCCGACGGCATACCCTGCCGCCATCCGGCCGGCGCTCTGGTGGCTGTCCACGGCGCCGTATCGCATGGTCGCGTGGCAGTCCTTAATCGCGTACCACTGGTCTGAGTTGCGGCCGAATCCGATACTTACGCCGTTAGAGACGAGCCCGCCGAATCCTGCCTTAAGTGTCATCTGCTCGCGGAGCTTGAGCGAGTTCATCACCTCGCGCGAGGCCTTCGCCTCGGCTTTCTTCCGTTCCCTTATCGCACGCTTTTCGTCATCCATATGGTGAACTTACGGCGCACCGACCGTCGCGGGCGACTAACTCCCGCAGTCGATTGGAGGTTCTGGTGACCGAACCAACTTCGGAGAGAGGCGACGTGGACCCTGTCAGCGCATCGATTGCGGCCGTGGCCGGAGCCGCTGGTAAAGCCCTGAGCTCGTCAGATGAAGATTCCGGCGGGGAGAGCGAGGGCACGAAGTGGCTTGCTCGAATTCTCGGACCAGCCGCAGACGAACTCGCGGAAGGACTGCGGCGATGGACCAGCTACCGGGTCGGAAACACGCGCCGCATAGCCGACGCCGCAAGCCGGAAGGTTGGCGAGCGAGCCGGTAAGCTGCCCGAACGAGTCCTTTACCAAGTACTAGATGACGGCTCGCTGGTCGACGATGAGTTGGGTGCCGAATACTTCGGCGGACTACTCGCGGCATCGGTCACGCCTGAAGGTCGCGACGACCGGGCGGTGGCCTGGACGAAACTGCTAACGCAGATGAGTTCGATTGAAATCCGAGCCCACTACTTGCTGTATCAACAGTGGTGGATTTTGCTGGCCGACGAACGGTCTGGTCCCGTCGATCTCAGCCCTTTGGGTGATAGTGCAACGCTATATGTCGATACCAGTGAGCTTTGCGCGAGACTAGGCGAAGTAACTGGCGATGACGGCGATGGGCCTGACATGACATTGATTACCCACGCGATCTCGGCCCTTGCACGCCACGAGTTGATCGCTTCGATGTCGTACGGATGGGGTTCTCGGGAGAGCTTTGGAGAACAGAGCTGGAAGGCTGTGGATCTTCCCTTTGATCATGGTGTCAGCGTGGTCCCTTCGTTGGCTGGAATAGAGCTGTGGGGATATGCCCACGGCGAGTCGTGGCTAACTCACGCCACGTTTGCTGGCGCCGCGGCAGCCTCAGATATCGAGATGGCGATCCCGCCGCTCAAGAACGCGGTACTCGGGAGAACCATCAAAAGGCCAGCTCCGCCTCTTGCGGAACGCGCAGCGCGAGGGCGAGCCGCGCGAAGGCAATCCGATTCGGTCGACTAGCCCGTTGGTAGCAGGCTGTAAGTCCACAGACCTACTCGCAGGACCGCTGTGATTCTGGTTCGGGAGTACGGAACCAGTCCCGCCAGTTCGGGCGCGCGGCTTCCTCGTCAACGAGGCGACGGCAGTGCAGGCAGTCCGGGTCGTAGGGCGGATGGTAGATGCGAATGCGAGAGGTCATGCGACTTGGACGTAGCCGCGGCGTCGATGGTTCCATGGCCAGGTGACCGATCGCAATGTGCTGCGCGCTGCTGCCGAGGCTGTGCGGGTGATGATGCGGCGACAGCAGGCGGAGATGACGCAGGCTGCCGACGGCGGGTGGGCGCCACCGGACCCCGACCTCCTGGCGCTGGCCGTCGAATGCGACGACGTGATCTACAGCCAGCGAGCCGAGGCCCCGGATCTCACCGATCGGCTGGCCGCGGTGCTCGGCGACGCGTGGGAGCCGTGATTCAAGGAAGGCGCCCAAACCTTTAACCTCAGCCGGCTCGATTCAAGGTTCCTTCACCCGCCCTATACCGGGCGTTATGGGCGGGTGCGGGGGCGGAGTCAGGCCGGCGCGACGTCGACCGCAGCACCGCGCACGTCACCGCTGATACTGCCGATCGCCGTGCGGGCCGCCCACACGATGAGCTGATCACCCGTGACCAGCGTCAGCCCTGAGATCAGGGTGCTGCGAGCATTGCTCTGTGACGCCGTTTCGACGGTCCCGACGATCACGCCGTTGCGTTCTAGGTCGACCTTCACGCCACCGAAGATGCTGCCTGATCCGCCCACCGATAACGTTACGTTCGCAATGCCACCGCCGACGACGGTCATCACGTTGTCGACGACAGTCGCCGGATAGGTCGCGTCCGAGGTCATGGGCACTTTCACCCTGTTACCCGCCGGGTCACTGATGTTCGCGGTCTGGTTCATCTTCTGCCGCGCGAACGCGATGTACTTGCGCTGCGCCCGGTAGCGGGTGTTCGGCAGAACCATCACATATCGCCCGTGACGAGCCACAGGTTTGCGCCACGTTTGCGGAGAACGACGGCCGAATACTGGGTTCGTGTCGTCGGTGGGGTGACGGCGGATTGGATGGTGACACCGGATGCTCCGACGATGGTGACTTTCCCGGCGCCCATCTGGTCGACCTCGATCACGGTGCCGACCGGGAAGTTCACCGACGCGTCAGTGGGGATCGTGAGGTTCACCGCGGAGGCTGTGGTGACTTCGACGGCCTTGTTCGCATCGGTGAGGACGAGCGTGTATGCGCCGGTTTGCGCGTTCACGGTGATGCGCTGGGCGGCAAGGACGCTCGTGTCGATCATGCCCTGGATCTGCGGGGCGACGTCGCTACCGAGTTTCGCGACGGTCACCGCCCCGTTCTGGATCTTCGCTGTCGACACGGTGTTGTCGGTCGGGGTGCGGGTGTCACCGAGACGTACGTCGTCACCCTGAGCGGCAGTGCCAGCAGTGTTGCCGTACTTCACCGACAGCGTGCGGCTGGCGTCGAGCGTTCCCCCACCGTCGAGTCCCGTGCCTGCGTTGACTGCGCGCGTGTTCGGCACCGCGTTGACGATGCGGGAATCGTTCCCGGCAGCCACCTGTGTCGAGCCGGTGCCGACCGGGAGCCGCGCGACGTCGAGGATGCCCGACGTGATGTCGGAGGCGGCGTGGCTGTGCGCGGTCGCCGCCTTCCCGCCAAGACCGGTGTCGACGTACGCCTTAGTCGCTGGGTGCCCGGTGTCGGTCGGCGTGCCGACGTAGAACGTGCCCGCCGAGTTACGGATCGGCAGAGTGAAATTGGTCGCCGCCGACGTGAAGTTCTGACCGGCGGGCAGCCCATCGGCGCCGTTGGTGTAGACAACGTTCACGCCCGACCGCCGGTCGAGTTTCCCGTCCAACGCGGTCTGCGTGGCCGTGCTGATCGGCTTCGCGGCGTCGCTGGTGTTGTCGACGTTCCCGAGGCCGACGTCACCCTTACCGAGGACAACGATGCCCTGATAGCCGTTCACACTCGACACCGCATCAGTGGGCGCGACCTGCAGCACCCACGACCCAGGATCGGATGGGTCGTCGTCCATCAGCATGTAGGTTCCGCGGCCAGGGTTGCCAGACTGGATCGCGATGTCACCCGGCTGGACGTCAGTGAGGGCCAGGCGGGCTGCGGTGTCGGCGACCGGATGCGGCACGACGAGGCCGCGGGCCGGGATCTGCGCCGTCGGCACCTTCCCGTCGATCAGGTCGGCCTTCCCCGCGAGCCCCGGCACGGTCGGGTTGTCCCACGTCCCGGCGAGATCACCCGCGAGGACAATGCCGCCCTTCGTGGCGTCGGTGGCGTTAGGGACACCGGACAGCACGACGTCGGCGGCTTCGGCAGCGGACGCGGCGGCAGCCTGCGCGGAGCCGCTAGCATCCTCGGCGGACCCGGCTGCTGCGGTCGCTGAGGCTTGGGCGGTGTCGCGGGCGGACTCTGCTCCGGTGCGGGCGGTTTCGGCGCCTGTGCGGGCAGCGGACGCGGCGGTGGCGTGACCGGCTGCGGTCGTCGCGGACCCGGCGGCGGCGACAGCCGAACCGTCTGCCGCGTCGGCGCTGGTCTCCGCGTTGGTTTCCGATGTCGCGGCGGCGCCGGCACTGTTCGATGCGGTGGTCGCCGCGGTGGTCGCGGTGTCGCGCGCTGCTTCCGCACCCGTGCGCGCCGTCTGCGCGGCGGTGCGCTCGGACGTCGCGGTCGACGCCGCGGTCCCGGCAGTGCTCGCCGCGGCCTCAGCTCCGAGTCGGGCGGTGTTCGCCGCGGTCGCAGACCCGGACGCTGCTGCGGCGGAGTCGATGGCCTGCTGGATCGCGGGGACGGTCACCGTGTCGGTGGTGGCGTCGGACATGACGAGCTTGAGTTGGTTGCCGATGATGTCGACGTCTGCGATACCGCGGCCGGGAAGGCCGGTTTCGCCCCGGAACGGAACACCGGCACCCTCGTCGGTCCATGCCACCCCGGACCAGAAGTAGAGAAGTCCGCTTTCCAGAACGAGCATCGCACCACCGGCAGCCTCCTCGTCGAGGGCTGGCAGGGTTGCATAGGTATCTGCGAAGTACGGTGGGATCAGATTGAATCCTTCGCCCTGAGGGCCAGGAGGACCAGGAACACCGGGAACCGGAATTAGAAGGCCCGCGCTGGTCGGTGGGGTTACATCGATCGAACCGCTCTGTGGCGCAACGATGGTGACTGTCTGACCGTCTGAGCCGACGAGTGTCGTCATTCCGTGGCCTTTCTGACAGGACCAGTGAGTAACTCTTTTGCGGGACTCGTTGCAGAGGCCTTGTGGAGGAGCCAGAACCGGGTGCCTGGGGGCACTGATCCGTGATCGGTGACGGCGACGACGATGGTGGCAGTATCGCCGTCGATATCGAAGTTCCATCGGAGCGTGGGTGTCGGTGCCGCGCCGAGGAGGTAGTACAGCTCGGCACCTTCGGCGAACTCCCCGTTGCTCAGGTGGTAGCTGTAGGTGAAGTCGCCGACGGCCGGAAGATGCAGGACACCGGTCGGAGTTGGTGCCCCGTTGTCGTTGCCGTCGGGTGGCGTGATGTCGCTGAGGTCGTTGAGGTGGATGTGTGTTCCACCGTCCTGTCGAGCGTCGAACGTGATGGTTTTGCTTGGGAGTTTCACCCCTTTCCACTCGAGGGCTGGAGTGGCAGTCCAGTAGATGGGGTAGCCCCCAACGGTTGCGGCGAGCAGGACCCCCTCGCGGCCTTGCAGGTCCGTGAGGACGCCATCGACGATCGCGGCGGTTACTGCGGCAACGGTTACGGATGCGGTCGGATCCCCAGCGGGCAGGTACCCGTTACTACCGAGTCGCGGGGTGAACGTCACCTTCCCCTTTGGGTATACGACGTCGGGGTTCGAGTCGTCGTCAACGACGCCGTCATCGACTATGTGCGACCAGAGACCGGTCACGGTCACGAAGGTGACATCATCAGCCATCAGTCCTCGGCCTCCTCTTGGCGGGCGATTACGGAGTTCAATTGGGCGGCCGCCGCAGTCCAGTTCTCGTCCCACTGGGCGAACCACGGTCCGTCCCAGGGCATCAGGTAGAGAGCGTCGTCGGTCGGCGGCTCGAAGGTGTCGGTGACGAGGTAGGCGTCGGCGGCCGCGTCGAGCCACCAGTAGGTTCCTTCGCCGGCGGCGTAGAAGTCAGCGAGATCGCTGGGTTCGATCATGATCACGCCACCTCGCCCAAAGCGGAGGTGTCGACGGTGACGCCTGCCCAGGGGATGCAGTCGTTTCGGCGGTTCAGCGACGCCAGCGTCACCGTTGACGGGATGGAACCGACGTTGTTCGGGGTGCGGTAATACCAGGCGTCGAGCAGCTGGCCCGGGCGGGCCACATCCCCGGTCTGGGGCCGACATGCATACGTGCGGGCCTCCTGTGCAAGGCCCGGCGCGATCTGCTGGTGGGCGACGAACAGGATCTGGCCGGGCGTGCAGATCTGGTCGATGCCGAGGTCGACCCCGACCTCACGCAGGCTGGTCGTGTTCGCCACCCCGTCCTTGATGTTGCCGCTGTCCCAGACCTTTTCGATCGACAGGGTTGCCGGGTTGTAGACGCACAGTGCCATGTAGTACGCGTCGATACTGAAGACGTTGGCGTCGTTCCCGACGCGCCACCGCAGCTTCTTCACCACGCCGCGGCGGTCGACCACGATCGGTGTGTAGTCGACGGGCGCGAGACTGCTCGTCAGGCTCGTCGGCGTCGACGGCTTGTAGGTGGCCGGTGCCGGACTCAGCGACACCACCGTGCTGCCCGAGCTGCCGGCCACTTTGCCGGTGGTGGAGTTCGCCGCGTAGCTGCCCGAGCTGTGGTTGTGCGAGGCCGCTACCCAGCGCACCAGATCGGCACGGCCGCAGGTGACCATGTCGTCGACGTCCGCGACATACGCGGGTGTCACCGGGGAGGCCGGCGCGACCGATTCCAGATCGGCGATCGCCGCCTGCACCTCTTCGAGCTCGTAGCGGGTGCCCAGCCCACCGAAGATCGCCTGGGCACGCTCGACCAGCGACGTCCCGTCCTTCGGCTGCTGCGGTGGCGGCACCGCGATCGTCGGCGCCGACCGAGCCGGGATGACCGTCGACGCGCCGAGCCGGTCGACCGGCGGGACCGGTTGGGGCTGGTAGTAGCGGTCACGCGCCTGCGGTGGGGCCATCAGACCGACACCCGCATCAGACGAACACGCAACTGGGCCTTCGTGTTCCGGATCGACCACGACTTCAGGTTGCCGGCGACCTTCACCGCGGACACGTACAGCGTGACGGCGGTACCCGCGGCGATCACACCCTCTGATGAGGCGGGGGTGAGATCAACCTCGGAGTGTGCGCGGAACGCGACCTCACGGAACCCTTCGCCGTCCTGGCCCTTGCCGTAGCCGACGATCGGGCCGTTGGTGGCATTGCCGGTGCGGATCTCCATGTCGATCTGCGTACCGGTCGACGACGACACGTCCACACCGCCGACGAAGTCGAACCGGTAAGGCCATGACTTGGCCGGAATGTTCAGCGAGAACAGCAGATGCGTGGTGTCGGTGGGGGTCTTGGTGACGGTCGGGAACCCGCCGGGGCCGACGACGTATTCGTCGGTGACGAACTGGCCGGGCTGCCACACGAGCTTCGAGTCGCTCGACCGGAACGTGAGGACATCGCCATTGGTCGGGGAGGAACCGGTGGCAACGTCGACCGAGGTGAGGATCGACCCCGACGGCCCGGGCGGACCCGGTTCACCTTGGGGCATCTCGGGCAGGTCGAGGCCGACGGCATACGAGCCAGCCGAACCCGACACGCGCACCCCGTACCCGCCGGCGACCGGGTCACCGTCGATGGTGAGGGTGCCGGCCTGCAACGACGGCGGTGGCCCCACCGGGCCGGGAGTGCCGTACACGCCGTGGTAGACGATGAACGTCGCCCCGGTCCACACGTACTGGTCGTTGGTGTCGGTGTTGCGATACGCCCAGTTCGTCTGGTCGGCGCCGAGGACGAGCGCGAGCGCGTTCAGCTGCGCGGTGGTGCGCTCGCCCTGGTGAATCGCGCCGGGCGGGCCGGGCGGGCCCGGCTCTCCCTGATAGGCGGGCAACCCCATCACGGCACGCTCGGCGGCACCGTCCTGGCGGCGCCGCACGTGCAGATAGGTGTCGGTCATCGGTGGGGCGCCGGCGGGCTGCGGGATCCCGAAGATCTCCAGCTCGACACCGATGCGTTCGATCGGATCGTCAGGCATTGGTGGCCCTCACTTTCTCGCGCAGCATCTTCCACGCCTGGTCGGGGTTTTCGCCGAGCACCGAGATGCCGGTGACGCGGTGGATCATGCGGGTGACTTCGCCCGCGACGGTTTCGACCTGCACGTCGCCGAGGTCGGGGGTGGACTCCCAATGCCCGAGCGGCACATAGTCGTGGTGCTCGCTCGAGTAGACGAGGTCGCGGGTGTAGTTGCAGACCGCCTGCGCGACAAGGGTGCTCAGCGGGTCGGGGATCGGGGCGAACTGGCCGTTGGACAGCGGAGCGTTGGCCAGGAACTTGCCGAGGCGCAGCACCGACGGGTCATCGAGCGCATACGGTTCGGGGATGGCCGGTGTCGGCCCGGTCATGCGACTCTCTCGATCATGCGGGCCAGGCGGGTGGCGTGGCCGTGGCGGGCGTAGTCCTGGCTGTGCTGGGTGCCGAACACGTAGCGGTTCGCGGCGTGCAGCGACGCGAGAATGTTGGGGTGTCGCCACCAGTCCTCGGGGCCGTCAATCACCTTGTCGGCGACGTCGTCGAGCCATCGGCGCGCAGATGGTAGGTCCCGCACCGACATCCATTCGGTGAGATCCCAGGCCGAGCGCAGCGGCGCGTTCACCTCGATGTCGGCGATCGGATCACCCGGCACCCACACCGACAGCAGCGGCACGCCCGGCAGATCGAGGCGCTCGGCGATGCCACCCCGCCCGTGGTGGGTGGGTTCGTGCGGATTGCCCATCCCGGCGAGTGCGCGGACGTTCTCACGCAGCTCCGGGCGCCGCGGCAGCACCTCGCGGGCGAACTTGTAGCCGACCATGAATCCCTGCGAGTAGCAGCCGATCACGATCGGCCCGGATGTCTGCTCGACGGCGACGGTCAGGTTCCGCACACCCTGGGCGATCGACTCGGCCGCCGGCATGTCCCGAAGACCCGTTGCGGGACCGAACGTCGCCGGATAGTCGACGTATCGGAAACCGAACCCGGGCCGCAGCGACCGCTTGAGCGACTCGGCCGCCGGTGACCGGCCGTTCGGCTTCGACCAGGTGCCGTCAACCATCAGCACCGAGACAGTCATCAGTCGTTCATCCCTTCGGGTTCGTCCGGCAGGTCTATCTCGTTGTCGGCGAGACGGTGTCGGAGCCGGGCGACGTAGGTGCGCAATGCCAGCACGACCCGATCGAGGTGGGTGATCGTGCGATCACGCTGCCGTAGCCGTTCTTTGAGATCAGCGAGTTCTTGCTCGTAGTCGGCGATCACCGCTGCATGCCGGGCACGGTGCTGGTCAGCATCACGGTCCCGGGCCTCGCGCTCCTCGGCCAGGTCTTCTTCGAGTTCCTGGATGCGCGCGTGCAGCTTCGCGAGGTCGTCGAGTTTCACTTTCGATCGCGTCGCCAGGACGCCGGTGACCACCGCGCCGGCGGCGGTGGTCAGGCCACCGAGCGCGGCGAGCAGATCGGGGCTGATGCTCACCGCACACCACGTTCGGCGTCACCGCGTGCGATCGCGATACTCACCAGGGTGAGGACCCCGGCCATTGTGCCGGCCACCACCGGGGCGGGCGGCTCGGACAGCAGCGCCGAGATCAGCACACACCCAGAGAAGAACGCCCACATCGCGGCCGACCCGATGTGGGCGCGGACGAATCCCTTGCGCCGGACTGCGGCGACCAGCAGCCACAATCCGGTCGCGACGAATCCGATGCACCACAGCGGGCCGAAGCTCTCGATCCAGACAACCGCCGACACCTGGCCCGGCGCGAGTGGCCGGCGTACGAGCGCGTCAGGTCCTGCGTAAATGCAGCCAACCGTGACCTGCCCGACGCCGAGGACTGCGGCCTGCAGCCGCGCGCCGATCACGCGATCGGCTCATCCCGGACCGCGACCACCTCGCCGGCGACGACGAGACTGGGGGTGCCCTTGGGGCCGATCGGCAGCGAGGCGATCGAGGTGACTAGAGAGATCAGGGCAGCCGTCGCGGCGAACCCGGCGACCTGCGTCCAGTTCACGTCCGCGAAGGTCACTGCCTGGTCAGCGGAGACGACAACGGGGACGGCGCCGACGACCGTCGCGATGAACGTGCGACCGGCGCGGATGAGTGCTTCGACGAAGGGGTTGGCCGAGACCAGGCGTGAGTCGACGAGCGCGAGCAGCACGGTGGCGAGGGTGGCCAGCGCCGCGGACTGCAACGCGGTTGACCAGGCGACCGAGACAATCGAGACACCCGCGACGAGGAACAGCGCGAGAGTCTGGGTGAACGTCTTGACGGCACGTTCGGCGACGTCCTCGACGAACGCGACGAATCCCTGAGTGGTGGCTGCGGACATGGTCAGATCTCCTTGTTTGCGGTGGGGTTCTTGACGATCCCCAGCGGGTCGTGGAACCCGGGGATGTCAAGCGCGGTGCCGATGGCGGCGAGCGCGTCGACGACGGTGCGGTTGCCGAGTTGCGGCCAGCCGGGGAACGACTTGTCGATGTCGACGACCTTGCGGCCGTCAGGCAGTGTCTTGTAGACGAGGTCGCGGGCGCCGACGAGCTGCTCGCGGTTGTCCTTGGTGTCCGACCCGATCGGGCCGTTGAATGCCGCTGTGAACGCGTTGATCTTCTCGACGTCAGTGGTGGCCATGGTGGGGGTTCCTCCGATTCCGAACAGGGTCTTCAGTTGTGGGATGGACAGGTCGGTGTAATTGGCGTCGCACGCACCGAACGGTGCGCACGGCACCCGATCGGAGTACTGGTGGGCGAACCGGTTCGGGTAGGTGTACGAATTCCCGGGGGTACCGGTGTAATGCGGCACGACCAGCGGGACGGTGCCGCGGGTCTGCCACAGCACAGGGTCCGACTTGGGGTTGTAGTAGCCGATGACTCTGCCGCCCAGCCACTCACGGACACGCCGGATTTCGTCGTTGATCTCGATGCTGTGGTCACGGTTGAGGATGGCGCCTTGCGACGATCCGGACCCCGATTCGACGTCGACCATGCACACGATGCGCGGGTCGATCTTCCCGCCGCGGGTGACAACCTCTTTCCACAGATCGCAGTTCGCGGCGCCCGGCCGGAAGAAGTAGTACGGGATGACGATGTCGAGACGCCCGTCGTCGAGCGCCTTCAGCGCCCAGGTGAGGTTCGCATCGGCGTTACGGTCGCGCTGGTCGCCGCTGTTGGTGCGGAACGAGAACACCCGGTGCGGATAGTTGTTGTCGACGACGCGCTGAAACTGCGAGACGTCGGCCCAGTAGGTGCCCATCAGATCAATCCCCCTCGTTGGTGAAGTGCTGTCGATCGCAGGCGGGATCGTCGCAGTCGTGCCGAAAGTCCTGCCGGTGGTTGAATGACACGTCCGCGCCGGCGTCGTAGCAGCTGTGGCGGTGCATCGGGTCCTCGGTGCAGTGGGCGGCGAACGGGCCGGGTTCGCCGCACGATCCCTCGCGCACGAGGCTCATCGGTTCGCCACCCGATCGAGGACCGCGGCGAGGCCGTCGGTGAACGTGCGCCCACCGAGCTGCGGCCAGCCGCCGAACTCTCCGGCGTCACGGGAACCGGCGCCGCACAACTGCTCTCGACCGTCCTTCGTGTCGGAACCGATCGGCGCCATGAACGCCTGCGTGAACGCATTCGCCCGGGCGGCGTCGATCTCGGTCTTCCCGACCGAGCCCTTCAGTCGGCCGTCGGCGAGACGGCGCTGCACGAAGTCGACCAGGCGCTGCGACGCGCCATCACCCGACGCGGTGCCGTGATTGAGCTGGAAATGCATTTCGTCCTTGCGACCCCAGTCCGCGCCCCAGAAGATGATCCCCTCGAACTCGGCGAGGCCCCGGCGGATCGCAGCCACCCGGTCCGGGAACACGCGCGCCATCCGGTCACCGCCCCACGGATACTGTGGCGCGTTGATGTCGAGCGCGGTGCCCGACAGGTGATTCGACGTCGACACGTCGTTGGTATTCGACCAGCCCCACGTCGGCGACACGATCTCGCCGGGCACGTTGGCGTCGTACCAGTGTGCCCACGCCGACAATGCTTCGGCGGCATACCCTTTCCGCACCGGCGCGGTGTCCATGAACGCCAGTCCCTGTATCAGCACGCATTCGTCACGGTTGACCATGCGCCAACCGTTCTCGGAGTATTTGTTGCCGTAGGCCTCTCGGAAACTCATCGGTCTGTTCCTCTCATTCGCTCAGTGCTGCTCGGGTCAGCCAGGTGCCGAATCGGCGGATCTTGCCCAGGGCGATCGACCCCGGTTCGCGTTCGGCGTCGGGCCGGCCGATCTGCAGCGTCAACTTGCCGCGCGCACCGCGGCTGTCCTCGTAGGTGATTTCTTCGAGGTACTCGACCTCGACCCGGCCGTCGGCCATCTGCACGCCGACGAGGTCGCCGAGCTGCAGGTCTTTCCCGATGTAGTACGGGGCGCCGTTCTGCACCGAGATCGCGTGCGAGATGTACGGTCTGGTCGCCCAGTGCGCCGACTTCATCCCCGACAGCGTCTCCATCGACAGTCCTGTCGACGAGCTCTCGGCGAATGTCTCGCGGAACCGCCATGGCCCGGCCTCGTTGGCGCGTTGGATGTCCTCGCTGGTGTGGAACGCCATGATGGTGTCCTTGACAACACCCTCGAACGCACCCAGCTGCAGGTTCGACAGGAACGGCAGTAGTGGTGCCGCCGCACCGCCGGTTGCCGCGACCAGCGCGACGCCGATCGCCGCACCAGCCGCCGACAGCAGCATGTTCGCGCCGGTGACCATCAGCGTGTTGACCCACTCGGGCGACTTGCCGCCAGCGGTCACCCGCGACGCCATCGCCAGATGGGTGGTCTGCTCGTATTCGTCGGCGGGCGAGTACTTCCCGGTCGTGTACACCGCGATCGGTTTGTTCGCGATCGTCCCCTGCACCTTGTCGAGGTACTCCTGGTAGCGGTCGTCGCCCAGAATCGGGTACAGCACCCAACCGAGCAGGTCGCTGCCCATCTCAATGCCCGTACGGAAGAACCCGTCGAGCAGGGTGCCGGTCCAGCCGACCGGCTGGCCCTTCTCGACGAAGTCGAAGATCAGCTTCGGCCGGTCGAGGTGGATGAACTCGGGGAACGGCTGCGGGTCGACGTCGGGGTCGAAGAACTGGTAGACGATCTGCAGGTCGTTGGCCTGGGCCACCTCGGTGAACGCGGTCAGCGCCTCGTCCATCCGCCACGACGCGAAGTCCCACTTGGTGGTGTCGCCGAGCACCTTGTTGCGCGGGTTGACCATCATCGGGTGCATCGCGTTCTTCACGATGTTCCACGTGTCCGGCGCGAACAGGTTGCCCGTCGGGATGGAGAACAGGTTGCCCTGCAGCCGAACCAGATTCGCAGCCAACGGCAGCGCACACATGGTGGCCGACGGCCCGGTCCCGAACCAGTACTTGATCGGCTGGAACTCGGCGGGCAGCCAGGGGCACGGCCACAGCCGGATCCACGACAGATGCTCCAGCGCGCCAACGGCTTCGACCTCGTAGTAGCGTTTCAGCCCCTTGCGCGCCCGGGTGAACTTCGTGATGAACCACAGGGTGGTGTAACCGGGGAGGCGCACCACGATCGGGCGCACCGTCGCCTTCGGTTGTCCGTCGAAGTAGTCGGCATAGTGGTCGTCGACCGGCAGCAGCATCGTCAGCCCGCCGGCTGCGGACTTCTTGTCGGTGAACTTCAGATCCTGGTAGTCACCCGAGATCGACCAGACCGCCATGTCTTTCGTGCGGAGCTCGACGACCGCCTTCGGGTTCTTGTAGACGTCCCGCTCGGCCTGTTCCTCCTGGGTGAGCGTCGCGAACGCACCGCGGACGCCGCTCACAGGAGCCCCTCGAACTGCTGCGCGCAGATCACCCACAACTCGGTGTTGGCGTTGCCGCCAGTGACGGTGATGTCGACGCGGGTCACCTCGTTCTCGGGAACGGGGTTGGCGTACTTGCGCCCCTTCATCAGCGGCCACAGGTTGCGGCCCGTCTTGGCCGAACGGATCGTCGGGCGCGCCTCGTCGGTGTTGATCAGGATCGTCTCGTCGGCGAGCACGGTGAACGGGTGGTCGACGTCGTTGCCGGCGTAGCGCAGCCGCAGGCGGCCTGGACCGCGGAACGCGAATTGCGGCCACGCGTGCCACAGCGGGCCTGGGTAGATCGCTACCTGCCCGACACCGGTGTTGGCGGTGTTGCGCCATGAGTCGGCGTGATCGGCGGCGCGGGGGATCGGGTGCTCGACGATGAGCATCAACTCGAAGTTCGCCGATGAGGTGCGACTCGGATCGAACGGAAACGTCGGCTTCAGATAGCCGAGGCGCGCCGCGATCCACCGCCACCCGGTCGAGTTGGTGTAGACCAGCAGCCACCCGACCTCGTGGCGGCGGATCAGGGTACGAAGGTGCTCGACGCGGCGGCGGAAGTCGTCGGGGTTGGCGCCGAGGATGAACAGCGGCACATCGAGTTCGGCGTGATCGAGGGTCTCGCCGACGTAGTCCTCGCCCCACTGCCGGGCCGCGGCGTCGAACAGCGCCTTCACATCGAGGTGCCCGATACCGTCGATACCGCCGGTCGACAGCCACGGCCCGAGCTCGGGCGGGGAGGTGCGTTTGCCACCCGACAGTCGCACCCGCTCGCCCTTCGGCGACATCCACTCGATGATCGTGTGCTCGGTCAGCACAGCACTGTTCGTCACCAGCCACCCACCAGTTGTTCGGAGCGGGTCGCGCGGCGAACCTCGCGCCCGGTCTTGCGTGCGGCCTCGTCCGGGTCGTGGGTGTACTGGTTCTCGACGTACACCAGCGGCCCACCGGCACGCCCAGCCGTCGACTGCCCGTCATCGGGATCGCTGGGTGCGCGGCCAGTCGAGCGCATGACGCTCGCACCGAGGTCGGCGACGGACTTGAATTCGCTCGCCGACGGCAGGGCGTCGAGCATCGCGTCGATCGACGCCCACTGCGCGCCGTTCAGGATCGGTTCGGGCCGCTTCGAGAGGTTGAGCGCCAGGCCGCCCGGCTTCAGCCAGCCACCCTGGTCGTAGATGCCGAACTTGTCGACGAGCTCGGTCGCCCGACCCATCTTCTGTGCGTACTTTCCCGGGAACGCGCTGCGCTGCACCGCCTGTGCCGCGGCACCCATGTCCATCGTTTCCCAACCCGGCACCTTCAACAGGGCGTTGTAGAACGAGGCCGCCGAACGGTGCGGGTCCATCCGGTCCGCGACACTGCCCCAACCGGCCGAACGCTGCTGGAACAGACCGATCGAGTCGTGGTCGGACCCCACCGCGTCGTGCGGGAACTTCAGCGACTCCGGCACCGCGTTGTTGGCCCACATCTTCATCGGGTCGCCGGACTCGACGAGACCCGTTGCGACACCGATGATCGCGGCGCGCTTCGGCAGGTTCATCTTCTTCGCCTGGTCGGCGATCGCCCACGGATACCTGTCGGCACCCTCGGGCTCGAAATCGGGCATCTTCGTCGTCGACGGCTCCTCGCCGGACTCCACACCCGACCCGTCGCCGTAGACCGGATCCGTTGCACCCGAGGTGCCGGCGGCGCCAGCAGTGCTCGACGTGGTGGCGTCCTGCGGCTGGATGAGACCCGACACCGCCTCGAACAGTCGGCCGAACCCGAAGAAGTCGGCGGTGTCCTTGGCCATCGACTCGACCGCGGTCTTCGGGGTGTCCCGGATCGTCTCGGCGCCGGCGCGGTACCCCTCGGCGCGGGCGGCGCTGTCCTCCAGTGCCTTTCGCTCGGCGTCGTGCCGCTTCTGCACGTTCGCGAGCTGCTGCCCTGACAGACCCTTAACCTCGTTTTCGTGCCGGGCGGTCATCTCGTCGGACAGCTTCTGCTGCCGGGTACCGATCTCCTCGGGCGACTGACCGCTGAAGACGGCGCGGAACGCCTCCATCATCGCCTTGACGTTGTCGAGCTGCTCCCAGTTCAACACCGCCTCGGGCTTGCCAGTTTCGTTGCGCACCAACGACAGACCCTTGGGCAGGTAGCCACCCTGATCACGGAACAGCCCGCCGATCGACCGAATCGGTGCGGTGACGACGTTCGTCACGACCTTCGTGATGTCCTTCGCCTTGTCGTAGGCGTCGGCGAGTTTGTCGCCGAGCTTCCCGGCGAGGCTGAACGCGGTGTCGATCGCCTTCGTCTTCGTGATGTCGAGGGCCTTACCCGGGATGTTCAGCCACTCGGGCGGCGCGGAACCGATGATCGACGCCATGCCCTGCTTGATCGGGTTGATCGCCTTATCGAGGATCTCGCTGATCTTCTTCTTGATGATGTTGAGCTTGTCGGCGTCGGACAGGCCGTCGTAGCCGACAAGACCGCCCGGCACCTTGTTCGGGTCGACGTTCTGCTCTTTCCACCACGAATGCACGTGATCCATGTGGTTCTGCGTCGGGCTGCCGCGGTCCTCCATCGGCTCGCCCTTGGGGTTGCCCTGCGGCCGCCATCGCTGCTGCCAGATCGTGTGCTCGATCGGGAACTTCTTCGAGTTGGCGTGCACCCAGCCGTTGACCTCGTCGCCGGTCTTGGCGTTCGGGACCATGATGTCGAGGGCACGGCCGGACGGGTGCTCAGGGTAGGCGTCCTGCCGGTAGCCGCCGATGTCGGTGATCTGCTTCCACATGCGGAAGATCAGGCGTCGCATCATCACTGCGATCGGCTTCAGTCCACCCTCTCCGGACAGCGGGGCGAGCTTGTCGCCGCCCGAGACCGCGCCGCCCTTCTCGAACCGGGGCAGCGGGCCACCCTCGGATGCCGACCCGACGCCGCCCGGCGTCCAGGTGAACGGCCGTCCGGATTCGACCATGCTGCGCATCCGGTACATCGCGGAGTGTCCGCCGGCACGCCGGACGTCGCGCACATTCCACACGTGCTCGTCGGGCATCATCAGCGCGTGCACGGAGTCCTTGCCGCGCTGGGCACCTCGACCCATCGGGACCGGGCCGCCGTCGGCGAATTTGACCTCGGCCAACGGCTGCATGGGGTTCAGCCCGGGCAGGAACTTTGCGATCGTGTTCCACGCCGGCAGCAGGCCCTTGTTCCACACGGTGCCGATGACGAAGTTGATCGGTTTCGCCACGAAACTCTTGAGCTTGTCCCAGGCCTTGCCGATTCCGTCGACGACGGTCTCGAAGACCGTCTTGATCGTCTCGATGCCGCGTTTGAACGCGTCCCACGCCGGCATGATGATGTTGTCGACGACCCACGCGATGCCCTTGCCGAGCGCGTCCCACGTCGGCTTGATGATCGAGTTCCACAGCCACTTCACGGCGTTGCCGATGACGTCGAGTCCGCGTTTGAACGCGTCCCAGGCGGGTTTGATCAGTGTGTTCCAGGCCCAGCTGATCACGGCGCCGATGGCGCGGAACGCCGGCATGGTGATCGTGCGCCAGAACCACATCACGACCGCGCCGACCACACGGAACAGCAGCATCCAACCGTTGAAGATGAACTTCACGACGTTCCACACGACGCCGATCACGGCCTTGATCGCATTGAACGCGGGGGTGATGATGCTGCGCCACAACCACATCACCACGGGTCCGATGACGTTGCGGAAGATCATCGACCAGGCGGTGAAGTAGGCCTTGATGATCGTCCACGCGACACCGATCGCGGCTTTGATGCCGTTCCAGACCGGGGTGATGATGGTGCGCCACAGCCACATCGCGACCGCACCGACGGCGCGGAACGCGGTCATCATGGCGGGCCACACCGTGTTCTGCAGCCACGACCACACGGCGCCGACAGCGGCCTTGATCCCGCCCCACGCGGCGGCCCAGATCTTGCGGCCGACCTCGGTCTTGGTGAAAAACAGCACGAGCGCGGCGACGAGCGCGCCGATGGCGACGACGATCCACGTGATCGGTGACGTTGCGACCGCGAGGGCCGCACCGAACAGGGTTGTGGCGACGGTGCCCGCGATCGTCGCGACCCGGTGCGCGGCCAGCGCAATCATGTTGCCGCGCAGGCCGGCGGTGCTGCGGCCGGTCGCCGCGTAGAACACGCCCTGCGCCACGGAGGCGACCGCCATCACCGCGTTGTAGAGCGTCATGGCCATCGTGATGGCCTTGACTGTGACGGCGAGCGTGAGCAGGATCGGCGCCATCGGGCCGAGGTGGGACATGACGGTCGCGATGTGCGGCGCCATGACCGACAGGATCGTGGCCCACGGCGAGAAGGCGTGCACGATGCCGGGGATGATCGGCGACAGGTTCGTCAGTGCCTGGCCGAGCGCGGGCATCAGCCGTTCGGCCATCTGCACCAGGCCTGGCGTCGCCTGCCGGATGGCGTCACCCATCGACTTCAGGCCGGGCGCGAGACCGGCCGCCGAGGTGCGGCCGAGCTGCATGAACGCCGAGATCAGCGGTCCCATCACCGCGGTGACGTTCTGGATGATCTGTTTGACCTGGTTGAACGCGTCGACGAAGAACGTCTTGATCCGGCCGGATTTCTGGGCCTGAATGAGCGTGTCCGAGAGTGCCTTGGCGCCGTCGGTGGCGCCGGCAACCATCGGGGCGAACGCCTCCCCGGCGCCAGCGGCGATCGCGGCGAGACCGGGCACGATACCGCCGAGCGCGGTGCCGGCCTGCGCGGCCATCGTCGACGACGTGCGTAGCCACGACGACATGATCGGGATGCCCTGTGCCGAGGTCAGCCAGTCAGCGACGCCCTTGGCGCCGCGGTTGAACCCGGCGTTGACGGTGTTCATCGCGCCGCCGATGCGCGGCAGCCAGGTATCGGCGAGACCCTGAAGACGTTCCGGCAGACCGGCGAACAGAGTGTCCTGGCCGCCGCGCTGGACGGCGTCCCAGGCGGGCTTGATGCCCATCGCGGTCTCGACGAAGTTGCGGGCGTTCGCCGACAGCTTCGCCAGGGCCTCAGCCTGCTTGTCGACGCCGCCCGAGGTGCCCGAGTCCTTCGGGTTGCGCGCCTCGTTGAGCTCCTCCTGGGCGTCCTTGGTCTCCTGGGTGGCGTCGCGTAGCCGCTTCTGTGCCTCGACGACCTCGTCGGCCTTGTTCACGCCCTTCGCGCGGGTGTCGGCGGCCTCCTTCGACAGATCGCGGTTGTCGCGCTGCACCTCGGCCAGCCGCAACTCGGCGTCCTGCACGGCGAGGACGGCGCGTTCGCGGTCGATGCCGGACTCGAATCCACCCTTGGCAAGGTCGCGGCGTGCCTCGCGCAGCGACAGCTGGGCGTCCTTCTCGCTCAACGCGGCACCTCGAAGCTGAAGGTCGAGGTCGCGGAGCTTCTTTCGTGCGTCGTCGCGCGCCCGGGCGACGTCTTTCTGGGCGTCCTTCTCAGCCTCTACGGACTTCGCGAGGTTGCGCTGGGCGCGTTCGATGTTCTTGGTGTTGTCGACGGCCTTCGCGGCGCCACCGCCAGCCGAGGTACCCATCTCCTTGAATGCGTCGCCGACGCCGGACAGACCGGCCTTCAGGCTGCCGAGCGCGGCGCCGAGCGCGGACACTCCCGCGATACCGATCCCGCCGGCGGCCGAACCGACCGTCGCGATCGCGGCACCGAGCGCGGCGAGCGCCGGTGCGGCGGTGCTCGCGATGCCGATGAGCGCGGCCAGACCGACGGTCAGCGCACCGATGATGCGAGAAATCCGATTGATGCGGCCGAGAGTGCGGACAGCCGCGGAGAACACGAGGACCGCGGCCGCCGCGCGGGCGACGTCACGCGCGAGCCGACTTGCCAGGGACGCCACCACTTTCAGCCATCCGGCGAGTTTCCCGAGACCGGCCGCGCCGAGCGCCTGCATCGCGGTCGCACCGACGAGCACACTGCCCGCGAAGTGCCGCATCATGCGTGACGCCCACCCGATCACGGTCGCCGCGGTCCCGACGTGGCGCACCATCGCGGTGATCGACCCGTTGACCAGCGCGACGGTCGCGATCATGCCCTTCAGGCCCGACCGCATACCCGAAACGAACCCGTGGCCATAGCGACGCCCGTGCTCGTCGCCGACCTTGTGGTAGTCGACGTCACGCAACCCCGCGTTGATCCCGGCGGCGCCCTCGCTGCCGGCGCGACGGCCGATCGACCGCATCGACGCGGCGAGCTTCGCCATGCGCGCCTTCACCGAGTTCACACCGATGTCACCGCGCGATAGCCCCGCATCGACTCCGCGGGCGGCCGACCGGCCGGACTCGCGGCCACCGCGCGCGAACTCCTTGTCCATCGCCGCCGACGCCGAACGTGCCGCACCTGAGGCCTCTTTGACCAACGTCGCAGTGAACCCCTTCGCGGACGGCGCTACGGGCACATAGATGACATCGTCTGCCAACGGGATCCACCTCCACTCTGAGCGCGAGAAACGCAACGACCCCCGAGAGCTGTTGCTGTCGGGGGTTGTTGGTGTTTACAGACTGTCGAGGAACGACATGACTTCTTCGGACGAGTGATCGCCTCGGCTGCCGAACTGTTTCGGCGCGTCCTCATCGATGTCGATCCACGGGTACTTCGGGTGCTCTTTGGGCACCTTGACCTTGGGTTTGCCGAGCCGGTTGGAGATGCTGGCCGTCTGGATCTGCATGAGACGCACCAGCATCCACAACATCTGCTCGTTCCATCCCCACCGCTGCCCGTCGCTGCGGGCCTGGTCAATCGCGGTGACTCCTTGCGGCAGATTCTCGATCAGCACCCGCAACTTGCGCAGCGTGATCTCGCCGCGGTGGAACCGGGCGAGCACACCGATACCCCGGGCCGGATCGCACAGCCCGGGGTAGGTGGCGTCTAACGCTGCTTCGACTTCTTCGGCTCCGCGCGGCGCGAGGAGCGATTCCGCCGAGTAGGGTTTCCCTGCAGCTCGTCGCGTATCTTCTTGCTGTAGTCAGTGAATGCCTGGTTGAACATCCACGACTCACCGCCGGCGGCCAGGAACTCCTCGTACTGGGTCTCACCCATGTACCAGGCGGCGACGTCGACGTCGGCGGTCAGCGGGTCCAGTTGTTCCTTTTCCGCGTCGGTGAGGAACTGCGGTTCGCGCACCACCCAGTCGCGGCCCTTGAACTTGAAGGCGAACGTGTCGCCGTCGGTCTTCTCGAACGTCTGGTCGTCGAAGTCGAACTTGTAGACCTGGACGTCGTCCTTGGCACGTGCCTCCTCGCGCTGCGCGAGGAACTTGTCGAGATCAATGTCAGCCATGGCAGGCCCCTTTCAGTTCGGCAGGTCCAGTGGTGGAGAAAGGGTGCGGGGTGGGGCGGACCTGCCAGGGAAACTCCCCGCCCCGCACCCGTCTGTGGGAGGCGCTACGGCGTCTCGGGCGGGGTCGGCGGGGTGTAGTCGTCGATGCCGGTGGTGTCCCAGCCCTCCATGAAGATGCGGCGCGAGGACAGTTCCTTGCCCTCGGGTGCGTCGAGGCCCGGGAACCCGGTGACCGTGACGTTGTAGCCGATCATCTCGTCGGACTTGTAGGTGATCTCGCCGCGCTCGGTGACCTGGGCGGCGGCGAGGCAGGTGCGGCGGGCGCGCGACCCGTCGACGACGGTCAGCACCAGCTTGTGCTGCTTCACATCGGGCTTGCCCGACTCGTCGAAGAACACCGAACCATCGGCATTCTTGAACATGTCGTCGATCGAGACGCCGTAGTAGAACCCGGCGGTCGCCAGGGTCGACTGCCACAGCGTGAACTCGAACGTGACCACGCTCTTGGTGATCTCGTAACGGATCGCCGAGTTCTCCTGCCAGGGCACGAACTCCTGGTTGTCCTCGTCGCGGCCCTCGGTGACGCCGTCGTCGGAGATGTAGCCGAGGTTGGTGTATCCGCCGGCGCCGCTGGTGGGCAGGTTGCTCATGTCGTGCGGGAGCACCGCACTTTCGAGCGACCCGATGTCGATGCGTCCGGTGACGCCGACCCGGGCGGCTTCTGCCTTGAACCCGTCAATGGTTGGGACTGCCATCACGTCCTCCTCAGTTCTGCGTGTAGGCATGTGGAGCAGCCCCTACGGGAGGGGTCTGCGGTTACTGGTCCTGGCAGGTCCGGTCTTGGGGGCGCTTGCGCGCCGGATCAGGCTGTGTCGCGGCCGATCTCGAATGCGTACTCGCCGTGCTCGCGCTTGATCTTCGTGTTCCAGTCGGTGGCCCGGGCGAACGCCGAGTTCTCGATGACGCGGCGAATCTCGATGTCGTCGCGGTAGACCAGGGAGAACAGGATGCCGCGCACTCGGCGCGCGTACTCGCGGGACTGCTCGCGCGTCTTGCCCAGGATGTAGAAGTCGGCGACGAACACATCGGTGAGCGGGCCGCCGCCGGCCTGCCACGGCAGATGCTTCGACCCGCCGGGAATGTCCTGCACCAGCACGACCGGCAGCCGCTGATCGAGCGCAGTCTGCGCGGGCAGGGTGTCACCGACGTACGCCAGCGGCAACCCGGTGTTGAGTGCCCCGATGATCTTCTCCAGCGGGTCGGGGAAACCGTCGTCGCTCATCGCGAGCCGACAGCCCTTCGCAGCGTGCGGCGGCGGACGGTGCTGGTGTTGCCGTGTTCGCCGTCGACGTCGTTGGATTCGACGTGCACCACGAAACGACCGTTGGGCATCGTGTGCTCGGACAGGGTGATGTCGGCGCGGCCGTCGTTCTCGGCCTGGTCGATGCGGATGGCGCGCGCGGCGATCTCGCGGGCGCGTTCGCGAACTCCTCGCCGCACCTTGCTCATTCGGTTGAGCTCGCGGAACACACGGTCGGAGTCGATCCGGACCAGCGGGTCAGCCACGGTTCGCTCCGCGGATTGCGTCGAACTGGGCCTCGAACGTCTGCTCAGGAGTCGGCGACGCGGTCGGCGCCTCACCAGGCTCAGGTTTCGACGGCAGCGCGGCGACCGAACGCACCTGGTCGACTTCGAGGGTGATGGTGACGACGCCGCGGCCGCCTTCGACGACCGCCCGGGCGCCGACACCCGACAGCGGGAACGGCAGCGCGGTGCCGTCGAACACGATCGCGTCGCGCTCGTAGTCGAGCACGACCTCGCACGGGGTCGGGTCACTCATCGCTTGTCCAGGTACTCCATGACCTCTTCCGAGGTTCGTCCGTCGCGGTCTCCGTAGGTGACTTCGTCTTTCCCTGCGGGGATCACTTCGACGTCGGTCGCGAGGACTGGGAGCAACACGATCGGGACATCGTCCTCGGTGGCGATGTTTTCCACCTCGGGACCGCGTTGTTCGATCAGCCACGGGAACTCGACACCGTCGACGAACACCTTCTTCAGCTTGCGGTCGATGGTGATCTTCTTGGCAATTTCGGGCATGGCAGGCCCTATCCGTTCTTGAACTCGATGGTGAATTCGACGTGGTCGACGCCGGATTCGTGGTCGGGGTCGGGCCACCGCTTGATCTCGCCGACGACGTCGTGGTCGCGGCCGCGGTAGGCGATCCGGTCGGTCGGCTCGACGTCGAGGTCCTGCCCGGTCGGCGTGCACACCCACAGCACGGTGTGCGTGGCGACGCGGGTGTCGTTGTCGTCGGTCTCGACGACGGCGCGCGGCTGCACCTCGACACCGAACGGCACCGGAATGCGTTGCACGCCATCGGCAGGGTCGAACGACAGACGTTCGCCCTCGGGGTTGTACTTGTCGACGATGCGCGCCGGCCGCACGACCACGATCTGTTCGGTGAAGAACTTCATCAGTAGTCGTTGCGGGCGAAGTTCCAGCGAGGCTGCGGCTTCGCCGACACCCCGAGCTGTTCCCAGTGGTACGGCGTGAACAGCAGCAGCGCATCGGGATTCGACAGCTTTCCGCCGTGGGTCTTCTCGCCGATGGTCTCGGTGTAACTCGACAGGCCGGGGATCCGCTCGCGGATCTGGTCGGATTCGAGGACCGACCGCACCACCTGGTAGGACACCAGGCGGGCGTCCGCGGGGTCGGCGTTCGGCGCCTTGGTTCGGATGCGGCGTGCCGCGGCGGCGAGCAGCTGCTCGGCGTAGGCGCGCTCGGTGGTGGAGAGGGAACGCCACATCGCGGCGAACTCGTCGACCGTCAGGAACGGGATCGTCCCCTCTCCACTCGTCACGAGAGCGCCTCGATCAGGGCCTGCTTGTCGAGATCATCGGCGTCGGCGGCCGTCCAGCCGCGGGCGACCGCGTACTCGACCCAGACCTTCTTCGTGGCAGTGATCTTCGGGCGTGCGAGGTCACCGGTCGGTTCGGGAACCGGCGCGACGGCCGGTGCCTCGTCGTCGGTGGCGACCGCATCGTCGTCGGACACCACGTCGACGGTGTCCGCATCGACGACCACGATGGCGGGATTCTCCGCAGGTACCGGCGCGATCGCGCCGGCGTCCAGCAGACGAGCCACGTCAGCCTCGTCGAGGCCCGACACGATGTCGCCGCGGCGATGCCGGATCACCTTCAGCGGATAGCCGTGCGCGTCACGCTCGACGACCTGCTCGAACAGCGACGCCGTGAGGACGAAATCAGCCATCGTCAGGCCACCAGCCCGGTCAGCCACAGAGCGGCCTTCGGCTGGTCGAGGCCGATGGCGCGCTTGTGCGAGGCGTCCGAACGCCAGGTCTCACGCGGGCCGCCGTTGGGGCCGCCACCCTCGGGGTAGAGAGCGGTGAACTGCAGGGGGCGGGTGTCGGAGTAGAACCCGACGGTGCCACGCTCCAGCAGCAGCGCCTTGTTGACCGGCCACGTGCGCGACTTGATCACGTTCAAGCCCATCAGCAGACCCGGGATTGCGCCGGTGTAGGCGATCGACTCGTTCGCGACGTTGCCCTGGTAGACCTTCAGGATCTGTTCGTTGTCCATCAGGGTGGCGAGCAGACCCGGGTGCAGCACGATGGTGTCCGGCTCGAAACCGAAGTACTCGTCCTCGGTCGCCTCGTCCGGCGCGGCGGTCGAAATCTGCTCGATCGCCTTCGCGAGGTCGGTGCGCGGCTTGCCCAGCGGGTCGTTCCACGCCTTCGTCACCGCGAGGGTCGGCACCGCCGACGAGGAGAACAGCGCCTTCGCGCCGCGATCGTTGGCGCGGATGAAGGTGTTCTTCAGCCCGGTGATCTGCTTGTTGACCGCGTCGATGTTGTTCTCGTCGATCATTTCCTTCGAGACGCGAACGCCCAACGCCTTCTTCGTGGCGTAGGTCGCGCGCGGCTTGCCGAGCTTGCCGGCCGAGACCGGAATCTCACCGAACTCGGCGACGTCCTGCACGTCGTCGTCGAGGAACGTCGGGTCGCCCTCACGGAAGGCGACGACACCGGCGTCGTTCTTCCCGGCGTTGCGCAGCAGCGCCTCGCTGATGAACTGATTCTCGATCAGTTCCTTCAGCTTGGTCGGCACCCACAGCGGGTTCTTGACGAGGTCGGAGACGGTGAAACGGTTACCGTCGCTGACACTCACGAGGTTCGTGGCCATGTTGGTCGGTCCTTTCGGGGGTTCAGGTGTCTCAGACGAGACGGATCAGGCCGACGGCCTTGGTGGACACGGTCACACCGGCGGGTTCGGTGCAGATGCCGACGATCGTGCGAGCGTCGGGGGTGGTACCGGCGGGCGTCACGGTGCCGTTGGCGGCGGCGACGAGCTTGTCGCCGAACGCGGCGTTCGCGGCGTAGGTGACCTTGACCTCGGTGCCGGCGTAGGCGACGGCGACGGTCGTCGGGACCGGCACGGCCGAGACGACGGTGCGGCCGAGTGCGTCGGTGGTGTCGGAGCCGGGGAAGTCCTCCGGTGCCAGCGCGTCGTTCAGCGCGACGCCGAGCACCTTGAAACTGCCGGCCGCGGCGACGCCGATGCGGCCGCCGGAACGGGCCTCGACGAGCTGTCCGCCCTTGATGACGACGTCATCGGCCGGGGTGAAGGTCTTCGGACCACCCTGGGTGACCTGAACGATTCCGGGCATGTCAGATGCTCCAATTCTTGTAGGCCGGGTCCTCGCGGACGTCGGAGATGTCGGCAGGTTCCGTGGAGTGGCCGAGCTCGCTGACCGGGACGGCCGAGTTCGGTGCCATCGAGGCGAGCAGCTCGGCTGCCGACTCGGGGTTCTGGTCGAACGACTTGCGCCAGGTTTCCTTGTGGGCCGGGGTGATCCGGCCCTCGGAGATCGCCGAGTTCAGGCGCTGCTCGATGCTCGCCTTGCGCTCGTTCTCCAGGTGCTCGGCGAACCGTGCGCTGTTCTGTTCGAGGGTGGCCAGACGGCCGGCGTCGATGGCGACAACGCCATCAGGCAGACCGGCACCGGCCGACGCGGCGGCCTGCTGGCCGTCGGGGGTGCCGGCCGACGTGTCGGTGGTCTCCTCGTTCGCCTTCTTCGCGGTTTCCTCGGCGGCCGCGATGATGCCGTCGATGTCGACGTCGTCCGCGAGCCCGAGAGCGGTGCGGAGGGCCGCCAGCTGTTCGTTCGTGATCTCCACGCCCGAACCTCCTTCGGTGGGTTCCCCGTCCGCTGCCGCGGCGGGCTTCGACACCTCGGCCGGACGGCCGGGGCGGGATTCGGCACGCGATGCGAACCGAACGACTCGTGCGGACGCGGCGACCTGCTCGGCCTCGCCGTCCTCGGGGGTGACGGTGACCGGCGTCGAATCGACGTACTCGACGGTCACCTTCACCGGCTCGCCGAACGTCACCTCGCTGTCGGTGACCGAGAACGGCACCTTCAGCAGCGTCGAGTCGACGTCGTTCTGCACGATGAGCTGCGGCGGATCGACGAGCATCTCGCGGATCCACAGGTTGTAGTTCGATGCGGCGGGACCGTTGTAGTACGCGGCGCGCACCTGATCGACGGTGACCGACGCCAATGCCGCTGCGGCCATTGGAATCTCCTTCTTCGTGGGTGCTTTCGCGTACAGGTCGTACAGCGATTCGAGGGTGCCGATGCCGGGGCGTTCGACACCGAGCAGCGCAACGGCGTGCAGCACGAACGGGTGGGTGTGGCCCAGCTGGCACACGTAGTTGTGTTCCCACTCGCCCGAGCGGTCGGCGTAGGCCGAGGCGATGACCGACCGGCCCTCGCTGTCGGCCGCGGCCAGCCAGGCCGGGACGCCGACGAAGTCACCGACGAGGGTCTGGCCGTCGTCTGCGATCGCGAGGTTGTCGACGAGTCCGATCGTCGGGTCGCCTGGGCCGTCGGAGTGGCCGGGCTTGAGGACCGGCCGGCGAACAGCCGGGCAGTCGAGGGCAGCGACCGCTGACGCGAAGTCCTCGGCGGTCGGATGCCAACCCGCGATGTTCGAGATGTCCCAGGTGCCAACCGAACCGAGCTCCACGCGCGGGATGGTCGCCAGGACGGGAGTCGACAGAACCTCGACCATCAGAACAACGTCCCCTGGTTGGCGCTCGTGGCGTGGGTCTGGCGGATCGCGCGGGTGCTGGCGGCGACCGGGGCCAGCGCGGGTGCCGCGGGTGCGGGTGCCGGCGTGTCGTCGGGCTTGGCGGGCAGGCCCATCCGCTGCCGCACGTTCGCCTCGACCAGTACATCCGGCGACAACAGCCCGGCTTCGACGAGCATCTTCAGCGCAGCGGCGGTTGCGGCCTGCCGGGAGCCGATCTCGTCGAACACCAGCAGCGGTGCCTGTTCGTCGACACCGAAATTGATGTCGATCAGGTCTTCGATGACGTGGGCGTTGGCGGTGTCGCGCTGATGCTCGCCGACGGTCTGCACCGACTGGGTGAACGTGTTCTCCTGCACGTCGGCCAGCGCATACGATCCGCCCTTGCCTTCGAGGTTCAGGAAGTGCGCCAGACCGGCGATCGCGATCATGTTGTCGTGGTAGGCAATCGCGGCACCGATGTCGATCAGATTGCCGTTCGGGGCCACCAACTTCAGGTCGGCGCCATACGGCAGACCGACGCCGGCATTGTCGCCGCCGCGGTACTGCATCGCCATGTCGGCGAGCTTGTCCACATCCTCCTGCGAGGCGCCTTCAGCGGCCGTCGCAACGGGGATCCCCTGCCCGGTCCGGCGAATCGCCATCGCCTGGTAGCGGATCAGTTCGTCCTTGATCAGCCAGTGCTTGAAACTCGGTCGCAGCAGTGAGTTCCCGACCCACATGCCCGGTTCCATGTCACGGGTGTAGACCACCAGCCGTGAGATCGGGATCGACAACGGACTTGGGCCGTAGAGCACCTTCGACGTCGACACGGGTGCGGTCTGCTCGATCGACATCAGCCCGCCGTCGAGGGCGACATTCCACGCCGAGATGGTGCGCTGCGGGCGTGGCGCGAGCTTGCGCAACCAGAACTTGCCGTCCTGCTCGCGGTAGAGCTGCTCGAACACGCTGTGTCCGTAGATGAGCGACGACAGCGACTGACGCAGGTGCTCGTTCCACGAGAACCGGCCCTTCGACCGGCCGAAGTTCAGTTCGTCCTCGGCGCCGTCGATCGGCAACCGCATGTTCCGCGCTACGAACTCGACGACCTCGTCGCGGGCGCCGTTCGGCTTGATCCGCCACTGCGCGCGCAGAATCGGCAGCGTGATCGCCGCGTACAGCGACGACACCCGCGAATCCTCGCGCAGCATCCGCGCATACGTCTGCACCGACGCCGGCCACTGCAGATCGGGGACACGCTCGAACATCTCCCACTGGCTGAATCCGGCCTCAGCGGCCGAAATCTGGCCGTGCACATAGCCCTTCTCGCGGAGCGCCGGTTTCGGCGGCTTCACCACATCGTTCGCCACGTGTCACCCCCTCTCATCGGGTCAGAACCCCACAGCCATCAGGTCGAGATCGCCGGACGGCGGCCGAGCGGCGCGTGCCGCACCCGAACCCGTCGACGGCGAGGCCGGTTTCTTCTTCGCCCGGGCACCGAACGTGATCAGTGCCCAGCGCGCCAACGTGATCGCCTTCAGCGGTGCCGCCGAATCGCCAATCGCGTCGTCCCACACGAAATCTCCGCGCGGTAGTTCTCGTTTCGTCGCATCCGCCACCGCATCGCGGAGGATCTCCGCGTCACCGGCATGCGACAGCTGCCCCGACGTGGCGTCGTCGAGGAACCCGCCACACGCCTCAGCCATCTGCGGCGTCGACGCGAGCTCCGGTTCGATCTCCGCCGCGATCAGCAGCGGCACCGCGGCCTTCGCGTTGTCGTGCGAATCCATCACCAGCGCCACCGGGTCCGACTTGTCGAGCACCAGGCGGATGAACGCCACAACCTCCTGCGCCGTGGCCTGCCGGAAGTAGCCGACCTCGACGTGCACCTTGCCGGCGGTCGTGTGCTGGGCCGCTGCGAGCGCCCACCGTTCTCGGCTGCGAGTTCGCGACAGACCCAACGCGATCGGACCCTGCAGGTCGGGGCGAACGTTGCGCATGGTCGACCACTCCTCCAGGTCGAAAAGCAGGTCGACGTCGTCCTCGGCCTTCGGCCACTTGCCGCGGTTGAGGTACTCCAGCTCGAAGATCCGCCGTTTCCGCGAGGTGTTCGCGTTGCGGGACTTGGTCCGCAGAAATCGTGGCTTCTGGATCACGCCGTAGGACGGGTTCACGAACCGCCACGTCTCGGGGTCGTCGAACGCCATGTCGTCTTCGGGTGACCATTCGGCGAAGTGCAGGTCTTCTTCGCGGGCCAGGCCGCGACGCCGAATCGCCGCCAGCACGTGGCAATTCGGCATGGTCTCTTCGTCGACCGCAGTCGACAGGTAGATCGTTTGCGCGTTCGCCGACGCCGTCTGCGTCGGATCGAGCGCACCCGTTTGAGTGTCAGTCAGGTTGTAGGCCTCGTCGTAGATCACGAGGTCGACCTCGTCGAAACCCTTGCCGAGGTCAGCGGATCGGGTGACGAACGCGCACCGCGCGCCCCGATCAGTGACGATCAGGCCGCGCCCACCCGAGCACACATGCTGTGTCACACGCCGGTTCAGCCACGGCCGGGCCTCGATGATCGCCCACACACGCTTGTAGACGTCCTCGGCGGTCGGCCACCGCTGCGCCGAGTACACGATCCGTTCCCCGCGGCGGTCGTTCGCCAGGAACAACCCCCACAGAATGCGGATGATCACCAGCAGCGTCTTGCCGTTCTGCCGCGCGATTATCGCCACACACTCCGGATGCGTCCACAACCCGTCCGGCCGTCGACGCATCCACGCCCGCAGCAGCTTCGACTGCCACGGCATGGCTTTCTTGCCCACCCGGCGGCCCAACTCGACCGCCTTCACCCCGTCGGAGTCATCACCCGGCCACTCCGACAGCAACCGAGGGTCCTGCCGGCCTTCCAGCCGTGGCCACTCCGACAGATCAGAGCCCGTCGAGGCCATCGACCTCGCCGCCACCACCGGCACCCGCACCCGGGGTGACGCCCCGCTGCCGTTCGATCTCCGCGAGCAGATGACGCAACGCCGTCGTCTGCTGCCGCGACTCCGCGAGCGGATGATCGACCCGAACCTCGATCACCGAGTCCCGGCCGGTCACAACCTTCGTCCACGTGTCCACATCGCCCGACAGCAGCAAATCCAGCTTCGCCAGCCGATCGACGATCCGGCCGACCTCACGAATCATCAACCGAACCGAGATCGAATCGCCTTCACGCGAAAGTTCCTGCACGACATCCGAACCGCGCATATCCAGGGCCAACGTCACCAGAACCCCCTGATTCCGCCCGAAAACCCCGGCTTCCCTGCAAAAAAATCCCCAC